TAGTTCATAAAAATTTTCAAGAGCTTCTTGTTTGGAATTGGCTGGGGCTTCAAATGAAATACTTATATTTCTTTTTGTATTTTTAAATGTTTGGATTGAATCCATGCGTCCCATCGTTTCTTTTTCATTCCAATTTATTTTAAAATTATCGCTAAAAGATGTAATAAAAGCCTTAAAAGTAGCATGGCTTAAGAAATTACTTTTTTCTAATGATTTACGAATTGTTGGCACGTGATAAAACTGAATTACGAATCCATTTTTATCTTTTGATGATCCATTTCTAAAATTAGGACCAGCCATTGTATCTGTTTCGTCAAAAAAAGCCATATTTTATTTATCCTGTAATATCGTCTTTAGATTTCAAGTCTGTTGTTTTTCCGAATGCTCTGCTTCCATTTGAAGCATTTGGATTGTTCGATACATGAACTATCTTATTAACTATCTTTCTATCCAATTCTTTACCATCTAGAGTAATCGGCATTTCTACTGTAAGATTGACATTAATTGGTTTTTCAGAAGAGCCGGCCTCTGATGCGGTCTTTGTGGCAGATGAAATATTATTTGTCAATGTTGAAGCTGTCGGCACAGCTACTGCTGCTGCCACTATTGGCATCATAAGAGGATTCATCATTACTAATGAAAATGCTGCAGCTGCAGTAGCAACTCTTTCCATGTAATCAGCCATTTGACTCATTATATTTCTTATGTTTTCTAGTTTTGTAATTTCAAAATTAGTAATCGCATCAAAGCCTTCTTTTGCCATTTGTATACCTTGACCAACCAACAAGAATGACATGCCGAATAGTAACATTACACCAGCCAATGCTCCCAGCACAAACAAGCCAGCTGAACCTATTGTGCCTAACGTACCTAAAGCAGTGGCGAGTCCATATAGTGAAGCTGCTAAAATTCCAAATGCGACGGCGGCTGTTAAGGATGCTGTTCCACCATCAATTAGAATTTTAAATAAATAGCCTATCGCTAGCACTATACCAATAACGCCAGCAAGTATAAGTGCTATTGGCAAACTAACTGCCAAAAATGCTGCTGCCAAAGCCAACAAGACAGCTGCTATTGGAAGCAATGCTGGAATTAGTGGAGTCACAGCAGCGGTAAATCCTATAAGACCAGCAGCCGCTTCGGCAGCACCTACTTCAGTTTCAGCACCAGCTGCAGCAAAACCAGCACCACCTAATTCAGCTTCAGCACCAGCAGCAGCGATGGCAGTACCAGCAGCAGCAGCAGAAGCACCTATTCCTCCGAAACTGATACCGAGAGCCGATGCTACTGTTGCAGCTTGAGCTGCCATTGTTAGCAAGAATCCACCAATCACGGCTCCAGCACTATATACTACGCCGACAATTGTTAAAAATATGCCAACCAACCCAACACCCCAAGCAATAATAGGATAATCTAACAGATCAGCAATTACATCAACAACAGTTCCTATAACAGCAGAGACAAGCTGGAAAACTGGCGCCAATTTGGCCAATATCGCAGTAAGCTTGTCACCAATTGGCGTAAATGAAGCTACTGCATCATTAAATGTTTTTTCAGCATCAGCTGCTTGTTTTGCTTCTAATGAAGTCTTTTTAAAGAATGCGCCGGCTGAATTAATATCTGTACCGAGTATATCGGCAAACATTCTTCTTTGTTGACCAGATAGTTGATCAAAACTCTTTCCTGTTTTCTGTAAAGCATCACGCAACATGTCCTGTGCTTTAATAGGATCTTCGCTGGCTGCTTTCAATAAACCAAGAGAATCTACATAGTTGCCACCAAGGACAGAATTTAATTCACCAGCAGCTTCGGCGGCACCTTCAAATGTGGTAAATCTCTCTGTTATATCTAAAAGCTTATCCATTTCTATTCCCAAAGCTTTTGATCTAAATGCCATATCTTTGAAAATTGCCGGACCTTGTTTACCAAAAGCTGCTAGTCGTGGCATCGTAGAAGCAAGGCCATCATTAATCGCTTTTGTGCTTATTCCGTTAACGTGAGCAAAAGCCACTAATTCTTTTTCATATTTTGCAGCTTCTTGAGCACCCATACCCATACTCTTTGAAGCCATATTAAGAAATTTGGCAGTTGTGTCTGCTGCTATGCCGGCTTTTTCTAATTTTGTAGCTGTATTGGCCAAGTCCGTTTGGATTTCTTTTGACATGCCACTGAATTCAGAAAATTCATTATGAAGACTTGTTATTGCTCTTACAGCATCAGCAGCACTTACGCCTAGGCGAGCATTAGTCATGGCAATATCTCTAACAGCATCATTATATTTGTCGGATGTGTTTGTCGCCTTATTCAACTCTGCCGTTAAATTGTTGAAAGATTTTCCCTGTTCAAGAGCAACCGTCAACATAAGCAAACTAGCTTCTGTTAGTTTTGCGGCTAATGTGGCACGAGCATCTTCTTTGCTTATTGTTTTTGAAATTTTTTCGATATCTTCTAATTGAGCTTTAAATTTAGCACCAAAACCTAAACGTTTTTCATCTGCTTTAACAAGACCAAAATATAAATCTTTAATTTGTTGAACTCTTTTTTCTTCTTTTTGTCTCAACTCATTCATCTTAACAGATGATTTGATACGATTTTCTTCTTGAACTCGTATTCTAGCTAATTCAGCTAGGCTGCTTTCTAATTCAATTTTATCGGCAGTAGTTAATTCTTTTATTTGATTCAAAAGCTTGATCTTGTTAAGAAGAGCCGATTCTTCTTGTTCAAATCTGATTTTATTTAAATTAGCAATAAATTGAGCTTGTTCGGCTTCTTCTTTGAGACTTTCTTGCTTCTCTTTAACAATTCTAGCAATTTCTTCTTGAGCCTGTTTTTCTTTTAGTGTGTCTTCGAGAGTCATTTAAATCTATCTCCTATTTAAATGGCCATCTTAGACCAGTTGTTTTTTCAAAAGCTGAAACTGCTTTATCTAGTTCTGCTTTTGAACGATATGTGCGAGGATTATCTAAACCAAGAGAATAAAACGTTTGTAGATATTTCTTTTCGTGAGAAAGAGCATCTTTAAGTGCCGCTATCTGGTTTTCAGTTCCGCGAATATTAATTTCTGGTGTTGACATACCAAACATTCTTTGCATCAATAGTTTAATTAAACTACCAAACATTCTTAAAAAACTTTCATCAAGCTTATTTTCTTGTTTTTCATTTAAATTTAAAACTAATGGAACCAATTTATCTGACATACATACACCTCAACGATAATAAATAGTTTTACCAAAAAATATAGGGCTAATTAAAGCCCTATATTTATCTTTTCTTTGTTGCCTTTTCGATAGCTTCGTTTTCTTCTTGCTTTTGTTTTACGAGGCGTTTAAGAAACCATATTCTAATTTTGACTGGCAAATTATAGGCCTCTGTAAAACTCCAGCCACCGTGATATTTTAATAAGAAAAACTGTTCGTAAACGTTTTCTATATATTCATCACTTAGGCCAAAAAAAGTCCACCGTAAAGGGCACCTCCATCTCCTGTTCAAAGGAGCATGAAGAACAAGTGAATTGTTGCTTCATATCAATATTTGGAGTTATTTCACGATATAGACTTCTTAGTGTCTTGGCATCAATAGCTGGCAAATTTTCTATAAATTGCTTTAAGAATGTTTTATCTTTGTTGCCATTAACAGAAACAACATAAGCTTTCATCTGAGAAGTCGATAACTCTTCTGGAAGATTCATCTTCTTTCTCTTCTCTGCCAACTCTGCGATTTCGGTTTCATCTTTACCATTCAACAATCTTACTTCAACGCTTGATCTTGTTTTTGGTAATTCGATTATGAATGTATTGTTTTCTGTTTTTGTAAGACCTATTTCTTGTGGGTTATCGCAACGATGAATATTTAATTTTTCTAGATCAAAGTCGTGTTTGGCATTAGTACCGCAACTTGGACAAGTTATAGCGGTCTTGTATGAAGAACCATAGCCGGAAATACGTGAAGCAACTATAAGTGCGTTCTTATCTCCAACTAGTAAATTATCTACCTTAATTGATTTATCAACTATAAGACTTTCCAACATTCTGTCGATAGCCACGCCTTTTTTAATAAGTGAGCGTGAGGTAAGAATGTCTTCCTCTTTAGCTGTCATAAATTTAATTTCAACCTTATCTTTACCACGAAGCGGATGACCTTCGGCATATAATTCGCCTTTTGATGGCAAATCAACGAACTCTGTTGGTGCCACAAAGCTTAGTGGACTTGCTTGTGCTGTTTGAACTGGCATCTGAGCTGCTGGAGCTTCTGCTTGCGTTAAAGCACCTAATCTATCTTCATTATCTCTCATTTAACACCTCTAAAAGAAAAACGGGTATACCATTAAATATGATATACCCATATATTCTTTTTGTTAAGTTAGAAAAATCAGGCTGGTCTGAAGATATTATCTGTGCCTTCATCGAAGATACAGTAATCGTATGTAACTTCAATATCTACTGTTGCGATACCATCGTCTTCATAACTTAATTCACTTGGTGTGTATTTTGTTATAAATGCGTTCTTAAGTGTCCATTTTTCAACCGTTTCGCCTTCTGCGTTAACCAACGAGATAGTAACACCATTGGCATTTGCTGCTGTTGGTCCTGTACCACCACGGGCACCAGAACTCAATGAATCAACAGCTTTTGCTTTTGAGATAGTATTTAAACTACCTTCAGTTGATGGAACAACATAACCAGCTGAAGTCAAAATTTGTAATAATGACTTCATTGTATCTGGTCCATTATCGTCTTGACCACCAACAACACCACCAGCAGTATCAACCATAGTTAGTGTGATTGGTTTCCATTCTGGACGACCTGGATAATTGAAAGTGTGATTTAGGTATTTGTGCTGCTTTGAAGTTACTTCAATTGATGGTCTACCAACCTTTGTAGCAAAATACATATTGCCATTGTATATACCGTCAAATTGTACAACCCAACGATTTTGTCTTTTTGGTTCTATTCTACCGTCTGTCCAAAAATTTGCCATTTTAAAATTCTCCTGTTATCACACTTAATTAGTATATTACTTTAAATATCAAAGGTCATCGAATGATGCGCCACTATTTGTAATAACGAAGTCGATACCAATGAACTCAATTGCGTAAGCTGGTTTGATAAAGATTTTCGCATACATAGTGTTTCTATCGATAAGATCTGGTGTTGTTGTAGTTTCATCTAGAACAACCTTGTAATCAACGATACCACCACCGGATTTTGTGCTTTCCATTAGTGGATTGACTTGGTTAATGAAACGCTGCCAAGTTGTCTTGATGTTTTGGTCAAACAATAGACCTGAAGCGATTCTTGAAACTTGTTTCTTGAGGAACAATACAAGTCTGCGGACGTTGATTCTATCAAGTGCAGATGGTGTTGCTTGTAGGGTCTTTTGACCAAAGATTACAATACCTTCTGCTGGGAATCTTGCGATTGGGTTGATATTGACTTCGTATAGATCGTCACGTTGTGTTGCCTTTAGAACTTCACGAACATCTGTTACGGCCAAACCAGCTGAACCACGATCTAGACCACCACGGTTGAAACCTGCTGGAGCAAACCAAACAGCCGATACTTCTTGTGATGAAGCCATTGTGCCGAGCGCAACAACTGATGGTGGCATCCAAAGATCGCCATTTTCACGTTGATCTTTGACCTTAACCCACGGGTAGTATGTACAAGCATAACTTGTATTAAAGCTCTTATCCTTGACATTGTTGATGGTGTCTTTTGAGGAGCCAATTCTATCAACTTCTGATAGGGTGCTTTCTGCTTCTGGCGTATAACCACCAGCAACATCGATAATTGCGAGAGCATCAGCGCGGGATTCACAGATTTCGATTGCGCGGTCTGTTATAACCTGTTCTGTTACGCCTGGAACTGTTAACAAATTCATATCAAGAGTTTCTGGATCCATTACTGAATCTAGTGCTCTCTTTAATGAATAGACGGCGTAGTTGTCTCTGCCATCGGCATCAGCATTTGCCAAGAAGCTATTTCTTAATGGATTCTTTTCATCGATACGGAAGCCGTCTGTACCACCAAACAATGGAAAGGTAAAGCTGTTGAAACCAGCATTAAGAACGTTTCTGTAACCTTCGTTTGAACCGGTAGCTGAAGCAGAGATAGCTGTCAATGAGTTACCATCAACTCTTGAACCTTGTACCCAAAGAGCACTGGTTGATGATGTTAATGAACTACTAACTTCGTCTAGTGTAAATACGATACCACTTGCGGCACCTGCTTCGCCTCCGAATTCGTATGAATCGCCTAGGAGAGTTGGTTTGGCTCTCAATAGATCAAGAACATCTTCGTTAAAGAGTCTGCCACTTGTTGCTTCCAAGCCAAAGTGTGTAGTTGTACCTCTTTGAGAAGCTGTGACTACCATTGGTAATGTTGGGAATAACAATTCACAATCTACGTTGGTATTAACAGAACCATCGAACAAAGATGATGTAACTGTACTGACGCCGTTGTCAATTTCGACAGGAGCCAATCCCGGAGGACCAAAGAAGCCGAATGGCAATAGAACTGGATCGAGAGCGCCTTGCTCTAATAGTGGATCCATTTCAACACGAACAAAACTGGAACGGTTGTCAAAGTTACCGATGGTTTTGTGTTTTTCTTGATCCGAATCCCAAACAACACTCTTATCACCAATTAGTTTGGCAATATAGTTTTCTGATGTTGGATCAAGATTACAGTTTGTGAATGTTTCAACGGTTTCTTGCTTCTTGTCTGAGTCTGTTATTTTACGAACTTTAACAGTAAATGAACCATATTTGTTAAAATTGTTGCTTGAAGGTTTGATATCTTCAATTGAGAGTTTGAGGTTCTTTTGTTCCCATTCGCCAGAGCTATCACCACTTTCACCACCGAGTGTTGAGAAGCGGAAAAGTTTTGGCATTTCTTCTGCTACGAAGCTTGAAGTAACAGAATTCAAGTCTTGTGAAATGATCCAGCCTGATTTTGCTGGTTGCGCTTGAACACCAAGTTGATTGCCCAAGTTTGTGCCTGCGGCATTTTCCAAGGCTACAACGGCCGCCATAGCTTTGCCACTATCGCCGTCCAAAACAGTTTGTTTTAGGAATGTTTCAAAGGTTTCACCTAGCCAATATGTTTTTAGGATAGCGGATGGTGTAATTGCGCCATTTGTTAAAACAGGATTTGTATTCAAAACTTTACGGATATGTTTTGAACTTGATTTGTTAAAGTTGAATGCTGTGTTTAGTTTTTCTGTTCCACCAGCATCTCTTACGATGATTCTGAATTCGAAGTCATCACCAGTATTGGTGACAAAGAGATTTGGGCCAGAAACTAGATTACTGCCTGTTAAATTGGTACCAGCCAATTCAACCGAGCCAGTTGCCAAATAGACAACGGCAGCAAGAGCGCCAGTTACGGCAGAACCTGATGGAGCAACGAAGATACCCCAAGCGCCACCTTGTTCAGCAGCAAGACCAGAGCCGGCTTTCCAGCCAGCTTGTGCTGGTTCACTGGCTAAAGCGTTTGGATGTTGAACACCCAATACACGGACAGCTGTTAGTGGTGAGGAGTTTTTTAGCCAAGCTTCTGCGGCATAAGCAGCATAAGTTGGAGATTGTAGTTGACCAGTTCTCCAAACATCGCTTCTTGTTGAATTAACAACGCCACGTGTTGGAGGACCAAATGCGTTATCAAATTCAGTATAACCTTGAACTGTTACTGGTACTAAGCCAGGACCACGCTGGTAACTACCAACTACAACTGGGCCAATTGCGCCATTGGTAGTGGTTAATACAGAACGGTCTACTTCATTAATTTTTACACCTGGTGATACGAAGCGGAATCTTTTAGCAGTCATTATACAAATCTCCTCTAAAATTAACTTTTCTAAAATAAATAGTGCTGTTTATACTCAAAAGCCGGCATTTTTACCATTTCTTTTTAAGTGGTGAGCTTTCGTTAACTATCACATATTCTCTTGGTATTTTAACTTCAACAGCATTTTCACGATAAATTATATTTGTATCGATTTCATTAGTGCCGGCGCCAACAAGATGGCCGATAACATTTAATTTAATTGTTGTTTTAAACATTCTTTCTTCTTGTTCTAATTTGTCGCCATTATGTTCAATAGCATAATCAGCGTCAATGTTAACTTCAAAACGGTGCCCTTCATTCTCAATAACAAAATAATTACCGGCACCAGTAAACACGAGAAATGGTTGTGTTAGTTCATTCATTTGTTGCTGGTATTCTGTCCTTAATTGAATTTCGTATTGAAATACTGCTTGAACAGGAAATTTAACTGATTTAAAGCCATATACAACTTTCTTGTTTTCTCTTTTCGCATTTGGTTGACCAAATCTTTTTTGTGTATCGGTATTAGCAAAGTTTGTGCTTTTATCTTGATTTACTTGTTTAACAATAACATAATCATCTTTAAAGAGATCTGGCACGACGTTGCCGGGAAAAATACCTTTTGGTTTTAAGTCTTTATTTATGCCTGTTCTTTTGACTGTAATAATTGGTAATATAAAGGCGCCGTCATTTTGGCGAAGTTCTTTTTTATTTTTGATCTGGAAAGATCTTTCACCAGAAACCCAAATAACGGGAGTTTTTGTGCGACCTCTGTTGGTTGTGGTATAAAGGTCCATATTTTCGTCTAGCCATTTATAAACAGCTAAATCAATATTTTCTATTTTTGATGGATCAAGTGGAAATTTTCCGTCGCCTTCTTTTTGAGTTTTCATTTTTTTATTCCGTTAACATTGTGATACCATTACCAAATGGTCCATCTTCGAATATTTCAAATGCGAATGGTGATGTATACCATTTACCATCTTCATTATAATAGAATTTGTTAGCCATCGCAAATGGTGGTGGTTGATAATCTCCAAGAGCAGTTAGATAAATAATACAACCTTTGTAATTTTGTGGATTTTCGTTGTAATCTATAAACTGTGGTAAATCTTGTGAGTTGTTTGCGGCATTAATTTTATTAATTCTGCCTCTACAGCCTTCGACAACATCGCCCATATTTACAATCTGGCCATCTTCTGTCATTTCACGGAAGAGTTCCAATACCTCATCTATTTCTGCTGGGTATTCAAATAATCCCGCTCTTGCGGAAGTACAAGTTGATTGTATTTCAAAACGGTGTTCTGCTTGACCGAACAATTGTCTTGGAAGATTCGCAGTCATTATTTCATAAAAACGACCACCGTAGAATACAAAGTCGCCTTCACGAACATACAGGTTTTGATCTTCTGTCAATCTGCGACGGTGAAAGTTTACAGTTATTTTAGTTTTCTTATCCAAACCAAATGTATCTGTTGCGGTTTCAACGCCATCAAATTTAACAAGAGCGTGAACTCTTACGGGTGGTAAAAAGTTCTTTTCTATTGCCTCGCCATAAACAGGGTGAAAGTTAGTATGTATATAGCTTATAGGAAAATAAAGAAGTGTTTGACCGATAACTCGCTCAATTACTTCATCATTAACTTGTTTAACAAGATCGCGTTCCTTTTCGCCAAGAAACATTGGCGGTGGAGGATTTGATGGCTGTTCCCACTTATTGGCTTTACTATTTTTCTTTCTTGCCATTTTTTAACCTCAACCTGTAAATATAGCTAATGGAACTTTCTCAATTGTCTTCTGGACATTTTCAGTAATACCGGCAGTTTGTTCTGCTAGTTTATCGTATGTCATCTCAGCTAGGATTGTCTTCATCTCTTCTCTCAAAGCTGCCATTTCTTCTTTTGCTTGCGATAAAAGGGCATCGGCGTTCAATGTGACATTTTCACCTGGAATTGGAACTGTGCTAAATTTACCACGAATTTGTCCAAGCATTTCTTTACAGATTGCGAGAGCAAAACGACGAATCCACTGCTTACCAATTGAGTTGATGTTTTCATAAGGTATATTAGCAAATGGTAATGTATTCATATTATTTACACCATTTGCTCTATCACTTTGCGAAGAAGCTGACCCGCTTGGACCAGCATCACCATAATCGAATGGACCTTGTGGAATTGTAAATTCAATCCAAATGTTTCTAAGATCCATTAATGCTGGAGCTGGAAACATTCTTATTTTGTTATTTCTAATCTCATAAGAATAATGAGAGATACGAGTATAAATATTGTCTTCATAAGCCATTGCCTGCATTTTATTATGCCAAGCCGGAATTACTTCAAATGTGCTATCATCAGCATATTGACCATAGGTGCTTAAATTACCTACGGTATTTATACCACCGTAATAACCATAAAATCTCCACATTGCTCTTGGTGATTTGTAATATACTTTTTTAACTTCTACTTTCTTATCAATCAAGCCAGCAAAAGGACAGCCGGGTTGCTGACTGGCTGTAACTAATGCTTTTTGAATATCATAATCTTGTTGTTCTTCGATAATTGGTATAGAAGCGGAGAATACTGTTAAGTTACCACCAACGGCAACCATCTCCGACGTTTTGGTCATAACTTCTTTCGCATAACCGATATCAAAAGATGGTAGCATTAATTGTGGATTTTGACCAGAAAGAGTACTGCCACTAGCAAATTCGCCATCACTATTAAAAGTGCCTGTTGGAGCACCAAGAGCACTAGCCATTACGTTTCTTGATTGGTGAACGTTAATAATATAACTGTATTCTAAAACAGCCGATTCGTATGCCGCATAAACGTTTTGTTCAGTTAATTCAATATCTAAAACATCGCCACCTAACATTTTGTAGGTATAGGCAACCTGATCAACAGCGCCAGTTACGAAATCAGCATTACTGGCATAAACACCGAATGGTAAACTAGCAGTAACACGACTTAATGTGCCAACCGCTGGTAATACAATTGCGCTTATTTGACTTTTTGGTGCTAATACAGGTAATGCCATCTCATTATAACTCCTAAGTTATTTAATAAATAGTTCCTATATATGTCTTAATCAAAATAAGAAACCCGCCATTTCTGGCGGGTTTTGTTATTTATAATGCACCTGGTGGTGTAAAATTGGTTGTATATCTTCCAGTACCTTTAGTTATTCTTAAATCATCAATATATCCACTAAAATCTGCCAAATTACCTTTTCCTATTCTAAATCCATCCAAGCCAGGATTTGAATATGTGTAATTTTTTATATCTGTAAATGAATTTTGTAATATTCCATCAAAATATATTTTTACATTATTTGAATTTCTACTAATAGCTACATGATGCCATTTATTATCTAAAATAGAAGAACATGAAACAGCCCATAAATTTGTTGAATTATAAGAATCATTCCATCTTAAATCAGAATTTTGTATTAGCAATCCCCAAAATGTACCACCAGATAACTTTGCTGGGTTCATTATATTTCCATTGGATGAACTTGATTTTATCCAAAACTCAACTGTAAAATCTCCTGTTCCAAATGCAAAAGCAGAACTGGTAGAAGAGTCAATGTCCAAATAATCTCCATTTCCATCAAAATATAAACTTGAACCACCAAATTTGCTTTGAGCGGTGTTTATTACAGCATTTCCATTTGCTGTTACAAAAAAATTGTTATTACTACTGTCAACAATATTTGTACTACCATTTGTTGCATTACCTTTTAATAGCAATGTAACATTTGTAAAATATGGTTCTGAATTTTCTGCTTGTGATTCACTATAAAAAAACATTATAATATCTCCTGTTCAAAGTTGAACTTAATAATAGATATAATTAGTTTTAATAATTTTAAAAAAGAAACCCACCATTGCTGGCGGGTTCTTTGTGTATCTATTATAATGAACCGGGCGGAGTAAAGTTAGCAGTATATAATGCGACATTTTTGGTGATTCTAAAATCATCTAGATATCCTTTATACCAGCCTTGTGGACCATACGTTGAAGCATCTTGCCAGTATCCACCTATTGTTGGTGCGTGTGATGGATCAGAATCAAACGAACGTGTCCAACCAGTAATTGTATTTTCCAAGACACCATTAAGGAAGATTCTTATAGTAGAATTCTGTCTTGTAATTGCTATATGACTCCAAGTACCAAATGGAATATTGGAAACTGTATTATATTGTAAATTTGCTACTCTATGATAAAAGCCAAATTTTCCATTAGAAAATCTAAATAGATATCTGTTTGTAGCACTTGTTGTGGCGCCATAGCTTGCATATATTATTTTACTTGTTAAACTGGATGAAATTGGATTACACCAGAATTCAAGAGTCCAATCGGAATTACCGAGATTTAATGGAGGATAGTTAACAGCGGAACCGGTTCCAACGTTCAACAAATCAGTAGAACCATTAAAATACAAGCTTGAACTACCATACTTACTTTGGTTAGAACTAATGCTGGCACTTCCTACGGTAGTAACAAGAACACCATTTGGACCACTATCAGACATGTATATCTGACCACCAAGTCCGTATGTATAGGCATCACCTTTTAGTAAAACAGAAGTATCACCATAATATACTGGCATACCATCGCCACTTATATTTATTGATTTATTCGTGCCTCCGGAGGAACTTAATGTTAGAACTGCTGATTTAGAACCGGTTGTTGTTGGCGCAAATGTGCCAGAAATTGTTTGCGTACCACCGGCTGTTATATTAAACGAGCTTGGAGAGAAGCTAAATTGATTTGAATTATTACTTAATGTGACTGCTTCTGTTCCACCTAAACCACTTGCTGCTACAGTAAATGTATTTGAACTGGTTTTATTGATTTCGGTTTGCGCAAAATTTAGAGCACCAATACTAAATCCTATTTCAAGTGGTCTATAAATACCAGAACCTGTTAATGAAACATTCTTAACGCTACCGCCAGATGAAGATAACGTTAATAAGCCAAGTTTAGAACCAGTTGAATTTGGTGTAAAGTATGTTGTAACCAACTGATTTGAGCCACCAGTTAAACTAAACGAACTTGGTGAAAAATCAAACTGATTAGAATTATCACTTAATACAACGGTTTCAACCGCACCGACTCCTCCGGCGGAAACCGTGAGTGTTGCTGATGAAGTTTCATTAACATAACCATTTCCAAAATTAATTTGTCCAACACTTGAAGTTAATACAAGTGCTCTATAAATACCAGAACCTGTTAAGGCAATATTCTTTGTGCTTCCACCAGATGAACTCAAAGTCAAAGTAGCATTCTTTGTGCCTGAACTACTTGGTGTAAATTTAGCAGTAACAGTTTGGCTTGAACCACCACCGATCAAACTAAATGAACTTGGCGAGAAATCAAACTGATTAGAATTATCACTTAATGTAACAGTTTCTATTCCGCCAATACCGCCGGCTGATACTGTAAATGTTGCTGATGCTGTTTCATTAACATATCCACTACCAATATTAAGACCGTTAACGCTTGAAGTTAATACAAGTGGTCTATACAGAGCAGAACCATTTAGTGATACGTGCGCCACATCACCACCGCTAGCTGATAATGTTAATAAGCCAAGCTTTGAACCACCGGAAGTTGGTGTAAAGTATACTGTGACAGCTTGTGTTTGATTTGTTCCAGTCATACTAAATGAGCTTGGTGAGAAATCAAATTGATCTGAATCATCAGCAAGGAGCACTATATCTTGAACTCGGCCACCAGCAGAAACTGTAAATGTCGCACTCGATGTTTCATTTACGTAGGCACTGCCAAGATCAAGTATTCCAGCACTTGAAGTTATTATAAGTGGGTCAGCAACACATGTAGCGGCCAAACTTATTTTTTTTGTACTACCACCGACGGCTGATACAAAAATACTGCCTGTTTTTATACCCCAGCTTGTAGGATTAAATGTTACAGTAATAACTTGATTTGTAACACCAGGAGTCATCGTAAAAGATGATGGCGAAAAACTAAACTGATCAGTATCGCCTACTAGTGTTACTGGTTCTATTGAAATTATATTTGGCGCTGCGCCGGCAGTTAAAACAAACGTTGCTTGACTGCTGGAGCCAATACCGACTGAATCAAGAGCCAAAGAATTCTTGCTTGACGTTAATGCCAGCATTACAAAACTTTGAGTATTATAGTTTTGTTGCTGTGAATTATCATCTGGTTCTGCGTAAAAAAACATTTTTTAATCCTCCAAGATTAAGTTACGTAATAAATAGTTTCAAATACTCTTAAAAAGAAAATGCCCGCTTTCGCGGGCACTCTCTATCTGGCTTTATGCTGCCAGTTTAGTTATCAACCCAAGAGGTCTTCAACGACAACTAGGCCGAACATGTCTGGACGAACCATCTTCTTAGCGTAACGGGTCATAACGCCCTTACGTGGTACGAAGTCTTCTGTACCGAAAATGGTTGGTGTGACTTGGAGTGGTACGTATGGAGCGTAGACATAGCCACTTTCCAAGAATTGTGTACCACGACGACCAACTAGCAACAAGTTGCGTGGGAAGTATGGGTCAACCATGACGTCCCATTTCTTGCTGAGTGAGCCGACCTTAACAGCACCAGCTGTGCCCTTGGCTTCATCTGGAACAACACCTGAAGCACGGAAGCCAGCAGTCATTTCGAGGATACTGGCAACTTCTGGTGAAGTTACGATGAAGTTAGCACCACCACGTAGTGTCTTACGGTGGATTTGAGCACTTAGGTCGTTAACGGTTTCGAGTAGTGTTTCGTACCACATTGAAACGTTACCGGTGAAGTCAGCACCCAATTGTAGTTCATTGGCTGTGCCGCCGTTAATTGGAGCGCCAGTTGCTTTGTTTAGGAAGCGACCTGGACGACGTGACCAGTGGTAAACACCGGCTGTAGCACCTTTAACGAGGTCTTCTAGAACTTCTTGATCAATTTCAAGAGCGATGTGTTCGCTCATGATGCTTGTCAATTCAACTTCGGCATCGAGGTTGTGGTAAGCATTTAGATCTTGACCGAGTTCTGGTGTCCACTTGACTTTGAGCTTCTTGGTTTTGGCGCTGACTGATACTGAATCGATCTTGACGTCGATTTCTGGAATATCAGCATTACCTTCAAGTGCCCATTGTGCTGTACCACGGATTGAACCGAGGCCACTTGATACCAAGTGATCGTCAGCTGGGAAGGTGACGGTCTTTGTACCGGTTGTTAGTTCTGTTAGTAGAGCACCGACAACGCCTAGACTGTTTGCTTTAAATACTAGACGTAAGTGGGTGTATAAGTCACCAGCTGCATTAGCACCGGTGGAATCGCACTTGGCTGTCAAACGACGAACTTGTGTACCATTTGTGACTGCGCTTGAAACTTTAACAGCGACTAGATCGCTTCTGTTAAGAGGAGCACCACCAGCTTCTAGTGAAGCTACTGGAACAACAACGACGACACAGGCATCAGAACCTGAAACTAGGTCTGGGTCAAAACGTAGAGCGCGATCCAGATCTGGATCGGCACCAACTGTATTACCGCCACCGACGAATGTGGCAGATGATAGTGAGGCAGTGACTGAACCAGTGGCACTGCTGTAACCGTTGTTCAAGCTGTAGAATGATTTTTCAAGGTTTTTACCTGTCAAATCAACGCCGCCTGTGATTTGGCTAGCTAGACGACCACCACCGAATACTGAATCACCAGCTTCTGAACCTAAACGACTGCCACTGACTTTGAAGTCGAGGAAGAAGATTAGACCGCTTGGTAGACTCATTGGTTGAACTGAAACGAGTTCGTTAGCAATTAAGCTACCGAATACACGACGAACGATTGGGAATGCTACGGCAGCGAAACCTTCGACGTCACCAGCACTCATGGCACTACTTTCTTTGAGTAGTTGCTTGGCTTGGTTTTCTAGTAGAACGGCCATACCGTTCTTTTGACTTTCATCTTTTAGACCTTCTAATAGACCGGTCTTTTCCCACTTAGCACGTAGAGCGGCACCTTCTTTTGAAAGGTCACGGTCAACGATATTTTCTGTTAAACGCTTCAAAATTGACATTGTAATTCTCCTTAAATGAATTTAAATACTATTTCTTGATACCGGCAAGCTTGCTCCATCTATCAAAAGCTGGAGTATTTGCTGGTTCTTCTTTTTCACGTGAACGAATACTAAAACCGCTATTTCTTGTAACAGCTTCGCTAAGTGATTTTGGTTTGCTAGTTTTAGCTGAACCCACTGTGCTTTGAAGTGTTTCAAATATGATTTTAACTTCGTCAACAGAATCAGCTTTGGAAATAGCTTCGACAATTGTAGATTTTTGTCGCTCATTCAAGGAGACGCTACTTAATGCTTGATTCTTGTAATATAACTTAGCATTTTGAACATTGATTTGTTCAATCTGCTTTGCAAATTCTAATGCACTTGCTTGCATTTCTTGATGTTCTTTACGCAAACGTGCATTTTCTTCTGTTAGAAGTCTGTTCTGTGATTGAACTTTTTTATGTTCTTCTAACAGTTGTGAAGTCTTTTCTGCTAATACGCGAGCTTCGTTTAATTGTGTCTTTGAAGCTTGTGGCTTCTTGCTTTCGCGTAATTGGCTTGACATTAGTTCTTTTGCTATTTTAGCAGCAATTGAAGCAATTTGTTCATCTGATTTTGTATCTTTTATTGCTTCTATGGCAACATCACCATCAATTTGGACTTTTTCTGAACTTAGACGATCTGTATAACGACCATCTTCTTGTAGTTCTTCTTCTTGTTTTTGTTGTTTCTTACCGGCACGTAGAGCAGCAAAATCAGCGGCTGTTAATTTGCCTTTTGGTTCAGCAACATCTAATTTCTTTTGGCCTGGTGTCAATTCTTCTTCCCATTTTGCTTCTTTGAAAAGATCTTCGTCTTCAAGAAGGCTGTTGATCAATTCTTCGTCAAGTTCAATTTCTTCATCAACAATTTGTTCTTGAAGTGCTGGCTCAGTTTCCTCTTCTTTTGGTGGAACTTCTGGGGCAACATTAGCATTGACGTCTGGAGCTACTGTGGCTTCTTCTGCTGGTGTCATTGGGGCAGCTAATGGTTGTGACATATCATTTGACATACCACTTCCTGAATCAACTGATGACATAGCTTTTTGTAAATCAGCAAAATCGATTTCGATTACTTTTTGATTATCTGGGCATGGGCATAGATCCATACCATTTGTGGCAGCCATTGGTATTTGACCATCTAGTGAGCCGACGGCCTGTGGAACAGCAGAAGGATCACCTGAAAGTGCGTCCATATCTGGATCCAACATTGCTTCATCTTCTTGTTCTAAGAGAAGACTTTCTAGTGCTTTTTTAACTTCTGGATTGTATTTTTCCAACACAGCTTCTTGGGCACTTTTTAAAGCAGCTTCTTTAAGTGCTTTTGCATCAACAATTGCTTCTTCTAACAAATTTGACATTATCTTCTCCCAAATTCAAAAAATAAATATAGATTTTCAATATAACTAGTAGTGTAGTTTCACAAAATGCCGTTTAATGCTTATTAATCATACATTTTCTGAATCAAGATTTGTTAATCATACACTTTATTAAATTACTGACACCAGTTGCGTCTTCAAGAGCCTGACCAATAATAATTCCGGTCAAATCTCTTTTGAATCCCCAACGCTTTGTCTTGACAGCTTTTGCGTGACCGGGTATATTGCTTGTACAAATAAAATCACCACGTTTTACATCACCTGTAACAAGCACTTTTTCTGCTCCAAAAACAACCGGCTCACTTTTATTGTCTTTTGCGACACCCATAACTAATGAATCTTCTTCTTTTGAACACGGCTCTAAACCATTTTCGCCCCACACAAGAACAGTTCCATCAACACATTCCGAAATAGAAGGTGTTGAAAGACCATATTCGAATATAGCACCAACAGTTGTTTGTAGAGCATAAATATCCTTCCAACGAGCAGTAGGACTACCCAATTCAGTAATACCATTTCCGTTTGGAGACAAATTACCAGTTATTGCCACAGAGCCACTAAAGCTTACTGTTCCATTATCTAATAACTTGTGAATTACGGTGGTGCCTTTATGTACGGCAATACCTTTAGATGCCATTATTAACCTCTACAATACTATAAATATTGCTATATCATAAAAAAAGCAATATTTAAGCAAAAAAAGAAGGGCTGACCAGCAGCCCTTCTTAAACCAACCTAAATTAGTTTAAATCAGCCTACGTAGAATGGTGCGTCGAACCAAACACCACCCTGACGGAAGTACCAGCAGCCACCACGTGGGAAGGCACTGGAATTGTCATCGGTTGCGTCGGTGAGATAGAACATATCACCATCTTGTGCTGAACGAGCAGCAGCTTGGGCGCGTGTCATCTTGACAGAGACTGCGCCTTGTGCTACACTCATATCACCACTTGTTACTGTCATTCCGCCAGCAACTGAAGCACCACCAACAACACTTAGACCAGCACTTGCTGAAACCACGTTTGCTGAGAGTGTACCAGTGATACTGACTGAATCTTTGAGTGAAACAGTTACAACGCCGGCAGCACTTGCGACACCAATATTACTTGAGCCAGTGATTGTGAATGAACCGCTCTTGGCGAGAACACTCATACCATTGACTTGGAATGCTGATGCGTCAATTTGTGCTTGTAGACCTGCTTCTACACCGAGAGCACGAGCTTTTTCAGCAGCAAGGTTGCCACTGATTGTGTTTTCTGCGCCGGTTGCTCTTGAAATTTCAGCAGCCAATGCAGCACTATTTGATGCTGTGTAGGTACTGAAATCTGAACGCATGTTGCTTGCTGTACTGTTGATGGCAACAATAGCTGAAGCTAGAGCGTTATCATTTGTTAGGTCGATGCTGTTAACAAAATTAACAACTTCTTTGAAGCTGTCAAGATCAACACTTGAACCAGATAGAATTGCGTCAATTCTGCCTTTTTCAACGTTGATAGCACCTTGTAGGGCGCTTTCAGCAGCAGCTGCGCGATCTTTTTCTGCAACGATTGCGTTACTTGAGCTTAAAGCTAGTTCGTCAATACGACCACCCAAAGCAACTTCTGCAGCTTTTGCGCGTGTTTCTTCTGCATCAACATCGGCTGCGCGAGCAGTTGCTTCTGCAGCAATAGCAATTGATAGAGCGGCTTCAGCTGTTTGTGCTCTTGAAGCTTCATCTGCAATATCTTCAGCTAAACCTTGTTCAGCAGCTGTTGCGCGGGTTGTTTCAGCTGCAAGGGCACCTGAAAGTGTACCGGAAAGACTTGCATCTGCTGCTGCCCATGCTAATGCATCGGCTGCATCTCGTGCATCGATGTATGTCTTTAGTGAACTTGAAAGATCATTGTTTGCTGTTGTTTGAGCTGTGTTGATGCCATCAACGTAACTCTTCAATGAACTTGAAACTGAATTCAAGTTTGATTGTACTGCTGCATCACCTGCAATACGTGCCGCACGTTCGGTTGCTAATGAACCAGAAACTGAACCTGAAACTGTATCAAGATTTGCTTGTACTGCTGCGTCACCGGCGATGCGGGCTGCAACTTCAGTTGCTAGTGAACTTGAAACACTGTTTGATAGACTTGTAACAGCTGTTCCACGATCTGAAATTTCTGCTGCTAATGCGCCACTTAGAACTGCTACTCTTTTTGTTAAGTCAACAGCTGCTGCACCATCACCATCCAAGAAATCAGCGATTTCTTTAATACTGTTTAGTGAAGCTGTGATTGTTGCTAGAGTTTGACCGTCACCAATTACTGCTTGAACGGTTGTTTCTAGAGTGCCAACACGAGTATTGAAAGCACCAGATAGAGCTGTATTTGCTGCTGTTTGTGCTGCGTCAATACCATCAACATAACTCTTGACTGAGCTTGAAAGAGCTGTTCTTGCAGCTGCTTCAGCTTGATCTTGAGTGTCGATGTATGATTTTAATGAACCACTTTGTGAACTAGCGGAATTTTTTAATTCAACTAAGATACCACCGAGTGTTGTGTTGGTGAATTCGCCACCAACGTTGCCAACTAGAACGCTGTTGGCTGATGCGGTCATTTGACCGGTTACATTAACGTTACCGCTAACTGTAACTTGTGCTGGATTTGCAGCTGTACCAAGTACAACTGTACCATCTTGCATTAATTTGTGGACTACTGCGGAGCCACTAAATACTGCTAAACCTTTTTTCATTTTATATCTCCTAAAATAAGTTAAAGATCTTCTGTACTGTACATGGTACAAATACAAAAGTCTCGATTACATATAATTAGTTTCAAATTTTTTTAAAAATGCTAAGTAGTGTCTTGCTTTTCTAAAGTACCATATAAGATTGTCGTCGAGAAAAAACAAAGCGTGGCATTTCTGCCACACTTCATTTAACTTATTTAGGAGTATCTAACAAATCTAACAAATCTGAAAACTTGGTCAATCTTTTTCTGAAGCTTGTTGTTCTTTAAGCTTCTTCATCACCCGCTTTCTTCTGCGTTTTTCTTCATTCCTTTTGACCGAAGGCTTTTTAAAATATTTTCTTTCTTGAATTTCATCTAGCAAACCACTTTTCTTAACCTTGTTAAGAAAGCGTTTAATAGCAGCTTCAACATTTTCATCTCTGCCTACTTTTACTGCAGTCATTTCTTTGTACCTTTCATAAATGCTTGTGTAAACTTTGGATTTAACAAGCCACTAATATCGACACCAGAATCATTTGGGGCTATTCCTGATAGTGGATTAGCTGGACCAGATTGAACAGGTTCATCTGGTATAGTATCGCTGATCCCTTCAAAAATGTTAACACCCTTATACGCTGTTCTGCCAATATTATCTAACAATTCTTTATTATTGCTTACAACTTTTTTAGCTTGTGATCTTTTTAGGATCTCGCGCATATGTGAGTCTTCATCCAATTCTTGTTGTTCTTCCAAGAATTGAGCTTTTTGTTGTTTAGCGGGCTGCTTACTTTCTACTATAACTGGCTGTAAGCCTTTTACCACTTCGCTAATAACCTGAGATAATAATCCACTTTCTAAAAGAATGGCTTGAATGTTTTCATTAACGCATTCCTTTACAATTGGATTTATTAAATCTTTTAATTCGTTCCTTTTCATCTCAACCTCGTTTCATTCTATTATATCATTAAGAAGTCGTACTAGTTTATCACTTTTTGTTAGTGATGCTGCTTTTTTTGCTTCACTTAAATTCAAGAAAGCACCTTTGGTCGAGGGCTCAGAAACAATATCAAAACAAATTAACTGTAAATCGTCTTCTACAATTGTTTTACCTTGTGATTCTCTAACTGAACCAAGAGCTCTTGAAGAAATACCAAGTGTAACACCATTACTAATAAGTGCTTTTAAGATATTGCCTGCTGGTGTATCTAGGATTTTTAATTTACCCATTACATCTTTGCCATTCCACCAAACATCTGTAACGATGTGTGAAACGTTTTTAAGATTGATTACTGAATCATCTGGATGATCTAGCTCACCAACAGCGCGATTTTGGGCAATTAGATTTTTATAATTCTCTACTTCTCTGCGAAGAGTTTGTTCTGGATAAACACGGCCATTTCCATTTTCTGCGTCTGCTCGTTGCATGACACCAGTTAGGAAAAATGCTTTATTTTCACGAACTTGAACTTTTTCACTTTCGGTAAGAAAGTCTTCACATTTTCCACCATCACATAGTTGGTAGAATTCTCTTAAAACATATTTGCTCATTTTGTTTTACCTGTTAGGAAATTATAAATTTCTTCTATAATGGCTTCTTGAAGAGATTCGCCAAGTCTACCGCCGGCTTTCATCATTCCTTTTTGTAGTGGCACTGTTGTCCCTTTTTTAACTGGCTGTTTTTTTGTTGTTTTTCTTTTTACTGTCTTTTGCTTTCCGATTCCCATAAGAGCTAGCAATTCATCTTTTTCGCCAGCGGTCGCTTTTCCAGAATCAAATTTTTGTTTAAGTTGTGCGGCTCGATCAGCACTTGTTTTTGCTACTTCTTTTGCTGCCTCTGGATTTGGAGCGTCTTCTACTGGGGGGAGAAAATTAATTTTAGCTTTCTTCGTTTTTACTTCCATTCCGGGCACCAAATCTGGTATTTCTTGTTTTTGTGCCGCTGTTGATGGCTCTTCTTTGTTGGGTGTTGAGCCAACAATCATATCATCACTAACCTCTGTTTCTGGCTCTGCTTGCTTTTGAGTTGACGCAGCAGCAGATGCCTGAGCAGGTACGTTTAAACCGAGATCTTGTAATTGTTTTCTTGCTTGTTCGTTTTTGCTCATTTGAAAGATAAAGTGATCAACGTCTTTTTCATCAATCTTTTTATCTTTCATTAATTTTAACAATTGACTTTCGTAAGCCTCTTGTAGAGGATTAGCTGAAAAGAGCATTTTACCTAAATCGCTGTCTTTAACTAATTTGCTATCTCTATTCATTTGAATAAAGTCGGCAACTAGTTGTAGTTTCTTATTAAAATCTAATGGTTTTTGGCCATCTTTTGAGGCGCCTTTTTGAGATGCTTTTACATATTCTGCGCCTTTATTAAATTTGTCACTAAATTTATTAAACCAGTCTGAGACTGCGCCTTCTTCTTGAATGCTTTCTTGTAGCATTTGTTGTACAACTAACTTTTTAATATCTTCACGATTTATGGTCACAGAAATACTCCTATTCAACTATTCAAAAAATAAATAGTTGAATTTATATCAAATACGTTAAGTTTTGTTGATTTTACGCCTCACGACGATTAAAAAAGTGCAGCGGCAAGCTGCACCCGTTAACTACCTTTGCAGCATCTGCGGCAAACAGGTAGGAACCATTTAATTGTAACTAACGAGTTCATAGCTTACTCCTTTGAAAATTTAATCCCCTCATCGGAGACTGTCTTATCTAATAAATAGGATGTGCCAGAACTTATACATCCCAGCAAGAAACCTGTGATAAGTGAATTATCAAAATAGTAAAGATTTGTTAATGGTTTAATACACCAAAGAAACAGGCCAACCCAAAATCCCGTACACATAGAGCAGGATAATAGTTCGCCAAAGAATCCAGTTTTTGGTCTTATCTTATCAAATATCTTACCGTAACACAATATCTGGGTCAAACCATAAGATATAAGAATAAAAATTAATAAATTCATCTGCGTCGAGCTTTCGGTTTTTCTGAAATGCGATTGGCATGTGACTTGTTAGTACCTTGTGAGTCCTGTGAATCACCGCCACGTTTTGATTTTATTGCTCTTCGTTGTTTTCTGTTAAGCTTTTGTTCTTTTTGTTCTTCTTGAACAGGTTGTTCTTTTACCTGCTCTTCGGCGTTTTCTTCCTGCATATAATCACCACCAACCACCAAGATATCTTCTGCTTTGATATTTAGGAATAGAACCTTTTTCTGGTTCTTGTGGGACTTCACCAAGTTCTGTTGAATCTTCATCAGTTGGATCGGTCATATATTTATCAAATTCTTCATCATATTTCTTGTCGAATTCAAGTGACGGACGTTGTTCATCGATCCAAGTGCTTATATTCAACAATACTAGTTGATCTAATGGAACACCAGTATCTTTTGGTGTCAAAATGGTTCCTTCAATAGAACCAAATACGTTGCCACCTTTAATACTTTCTGGTGCCACGATTCCTCTTCTAGAAAGGAAGTCGAATAGTTTGTCTTGTGTTGCGTAAACAAGATCGCTGTGGGCTATTTTTTGCTTTTCGCTATATGGAAATGTTACAATCTTTTTCTTTTCTGGCATCAAAACAATGTCAATATAGTGGTGATCGTAAATATAATAATTTCCATCCAAGGTTTTACGAATATTGAGTTTAACGCCCAACTTACCATCTGGTTTTTGTTGAACTTTTGATTCTGGCTGAGAATCTTTTTGTTCTTCGCTATTTGTTTCTTCGCCAACTTTAACTGTTAAAGCCATTATCTGGTTGCCTCATTAATAAAGCTTTGGATTTTAAGAACATCAGTCAACATTTGGTGATCAACTGGTCTTTTCTTGAAATCTTCTAGCTTCTCAGCTAGTTTGTTTGTTTTCTCGGCAAGAAGTTTGTTATTAATAAATTCTTCTGTTTTAAGAACTTCGGTAACTTTTTGTTTTAATCTACCGATTTCTTCATTTAAATATACTTTTAAACCAACACCATCATCGGTGCCAGACATAACATAATAAGAAAGTAGTTCTTTTTGTTCTTTTAACAAATTATTACCATACTTTTCGTTGAACTTCTTAGCAAATGAAGTATAAACAATACTATCTACTGACTGCATATTTTTGTTTGATACTTCTTCTTTCTTTGTTACCAAAGATTCTACCAAGGTTTGTTCTAACAATACACGCTCTTTAATTGGAGCTGTTTTGTTAAAAATTTGATAAATGGTGGCTAGATTTTTATAATCTGGCAAGAAGTTATTAAATACGCCTGGATTCAGTTCTTTGTTGATTGTATTAATCAGCTTTGTTTGTTCATCGTATATTTGTTCCTGATCTAAATCAGAGTGTAATCTAACGACTTCCTGAACGAGTCTTTCCGCAAACTTATTATCCAAATTAGCACTTTCGTGAAGAACAGAATATAGTTGAAGTTCTTTTTGAAGAATAGACTCACTATTAAAGAACTTCTTACAAATACCAACTATTTTGGCTTTTGTATCGCTGTCCTTATTGACAATAGCTCTTGTCAACTCTTTTGTGAGACTCTCATATAAGAAAGCCGTATTGCGTTTCTTATTGTGCTTTAGTTTGCTTCTTGGTTGCATCTTTCTTCTCCAATTCACTAATTAGATCCTTAATTCTCTTATTGTTTTCTAGAATAAGTTTTTCCTCATTCTTATCATGATTAGGCGATTCGTGTTCAACACTTTCTTCAAATGGCACCTTGGCTAAACTACGCATATCGGACAAGCCTTTAAATGTATTTCTAACAGTATTTGAAGCAAGGTTGATATTTCCCATTGATTTCATATGCTGCATACGGCCACTTCGTGAATCCGAAGTAACTGGCTCATACCATTTACCTTTTGAATTCGAAGTTGTTGTTGAACCATCGGTAGCTTTATATTTAATTGATACCACTTTGTCATCGCTTCTTCTGGCGGGGGGCGCAACAAGTAGTGGCCCACCTTCTGTGCCGCCTTCTGGTGAACTTTCGCCACCTTCACCGCCAGTTTCAGCACCACCTTCACCTTCGCCTTCTGGGGGCGTTTCAGTAGCAGTTTCTTCACCTTCTGGTGGAGTTTCAGCACCACCACTTTCTTCTGGTGCGAAGTCTGATAATTCACCACCGCCAGTGCTTTCGGTTTCAACTGCTTCTGCTTCTCTATCAAGCATTGTGCTGAATTTGCGGTCATAGAATAGTTCACGTTGATTACGTAGGAAGTCTTCTTCACTCATACCAAATAGGTTCTTGGCAATCCAGCGTTTGCTGAAAAAGTTTTCAGTGGCTGAACCAGCAACGTCGAATTTGGTTTTCCAATGTTCTAGTTCTTGTAGCTCGGCAATCTTTGATGGATTGTTAAGTGATAGTTTGTGGCCCAGTAGATCATCACCACGATAGCCAAGAACATATAAATGGATAACACCAATTTTTTCTAGTTCACTAATGACTGAACGTTGTAATCTTTGAATTGTTCTTGCGAATCTTACATCCTTTTGTGAAAGAGTTGTTTTATCTTCTTCTCCACCTTCACCACGAGCAAGATAGCTTTGTGGGATCTTGATGGCTGAGAATAGTTTATCTCTTAGATATTTAACGTCTTCGATATCGCCAGTATAAGTGCCACCTGGAAGGCTTTCAATCTTTGTATTTGATGTAGCACCACGAACTGGTAAGAAGTAATCTTCTTCAATACTCATTGGATTATAGCGCAAGTCAACACGACCTGTTTTATCATCAACGATTTGGTTACGTTTCATTGTTGAAACGATCTTTTGCATGTACTGTTCAACATCATTTGGATCAATATTGCCAACGTCAATATAAAATACACGACGTTCTGGTGAACGAACAATACGGTATGCCATCATGGCATCTTCTAGAAGAGTTAATTGACGCCAAATACGGCGTGCTGGTTCTAGAATTGATGTGCCATATGGAGCATAACGGTCATTTCCAAGAATACGGAAATGGGCTAATTGCCAATTTTCGAATGTCATACCACCGGTATTCCATTGGAACTGGACATAATTAGGATTTGTTTCATCCTGACCTTCCAATCTTTCTACTTCGTGTGGTGGAAGACCAATTACATTTTTAATACCTAGTTCTTCATCTATATCGAGATATAGGAAGAAGTCACCGTATTTACACATATTACGGCACCAGCCAAATAGGTTAAATTCAAGGTTGAGGATATTATGATAAAGATTGTTTAGAATATTTTTAATTTCTTCGTTATCGCAATCAATACGCAACATCTTTTGGAGTTGGCTCCAAGTTGTCATTTCATCAGCATAGATATCCATTGCTGACGCAATTTCTGGTGTAAATTCCATTTGATCGAATTCGGCATAACGTTCACCACGATTATGATTCTTCATCATATTCGTATGAATAAATTCAAATGGATTGTAATCGGTCTTTTGGAAAGCTTTTCCAGAAGCTGATTTAAAGCTGTATTTATCTAGCTCTTTACGCTTTTCTTGACGATAAAACTGCGCTCTTTTATTAACAATTGGTCCAGATAAGAGACGTGTTAGTCTCCTGAAAAGATTTGATTCTGGATTTCTTGTATTCTTACCTGACGGTGCGTTTCTATTGTTTGCTGGCATTTATTTATCCCTTGATTAACCAATTTAGTTCTTGATATTTTTTAACTATATCTTCTTTGAATGGATCTAAAGCTTCGTTCCTCTTGTATCCCTGCTGGTCTGGAAGAAGCGTATTGATTTTCGAATTGGCCTTCATCATAGACGTTAACAACGCTTTTGTATAGGCTGCTTCTCGTTTATTCGCATTCAAAGCCGTATCTCTTACCCAACAGCAAATAGCTATCGACATTACCAAGTCATCGTGATAGCCACGCATTGCTTCTGGTCTGCCATTATTCCAAACGAATGTTTCAAGCTCTTGATACAAGCGTCCGGATTTGATATTAATTACCTTATTGCGAATAAATTCTTCCATTTTCGCAATAATAAGAGGTCTTGTTTTTGAAGTAGTAGAAAAACCTGGAACAACACCGTTTTGAACTTCTGCTGTCATAGCTTCTACATATTCGTGACTGCTCTTTGTTGAGTAATACAGATTTGGATAATCCATATCAATTAATTTTTCTAATATATTGTAGCCAACGTTATTGTTCTCAACAACCATCAAGGCATTGCCGTATTCTCTGCCAACTGAATTAAGCATCGAGGCAAACATATCAAGAGCCGGCTTTCCTTGGTATTCAGCAACCTGTTCCATTGTTTCTAATTTAATAACATGAAATACTGAATTGTCGCCACCATCGCCTCTCGCAACGTCAGCAATAATCATATAAGAATTACCATTTTGTGGTTCTTCCCATATCCAATAATTTCTATCGAAACCTGTTCGATATTTTGGTTCAAGAATTATTTCTTTAATTGCTGCCATGTTATCTGGGTGAATAACTGTTTCACCAGACATATTAAATGAACATTCAAATTCTTGAGCAATATCTCTGCGAGACATACTCTTTGTTTGTTCTTTAAACCATTCTGGTGTATTATCTGGATGAACATCCCATGGCAATTTTATTGGATAAAAATTGTTTACCTGATTTTCTGCATCAGTATATGTTTTATAAAACCAATTACCAACACCATTTGGTGTTGAAAGTGCGATACAGCGACCACCGGTTGAAATTGTTGGGAAGATACCTGTCCATAATTCTTCCATGTTTTCAACGTGTGCGGCTTCGTCGATAATTAATAGAGATAGTGCTTCTGATCGACCAGCATCACTTTTTGATGTGGTTGAAGCTTTAATGTTTGAACCATTTGATAGTTCGAATGAAGTTTGGTTATCAATTGTTATTTCTGCTATTCTCAACCAATCTGGAATGCTCTTCATCATCTTCTTGACTTTGGCAGCCAAGTTAGCAGCAGTTTTAAATTTGGTTGCCAATACAAGAACCGTCTTTTCACGACGGAATAACATTAGCCAAGTCGCATAACCAGCAACGATTGTAGAAATACCAAGCTGACGAGCTTTTAAAATAACATTGAATCTGTGATCGTTGAAATCAGTCAACAAATCATCTTGATAATCAAATGTTGTAAATGGTATTTGACCCTTCAAAGGGTGTGTAATTTTTACGTAATTTTTTAGGAAATAAATTGGATCATTTCCACATTTACGTATTTCGTCTTTGACGGCTTCTTTTGTTAATTTGTATGCCATAAAATAAAAAACCCAACTAGATTAAATAGTTGGGTTTTTAGCTTAATTTGGGCTATTTTTTATTTCATACCCTGTTTCTTCTTAACATCCATCACACAACTTTCATACTTATCTTTATCTTCTCTTCCAACTTGTGCGGTACAGACTGCCCAAGGATTAACTTTTTTTTCACTTAAAGCGGCTGCTATTTCTTCCGCTATCATTTCTTCTAAATTTTCATCATCGCCCAATTCAACTTCTTCATCTTCTTCTGCGGCTTCTTCTGGTGCCATCTCTTCACTTTGATCAGCCATTTGGCCTTCAAGGAAGTGCTTAACGTCGCCCATCATTGCTGCGCATTTTGTAATCTTTGATTGAACCCAAGCTGGGAGTTGGTCGTCGTTTTCGAGCATATCACGAACTTCTTGACCATACTTGGCAATTTTAAACAACTCACCACGAGCCATTCCACCTTCTTCGTCTGGTTCACCAAACATGTCTGGTGCTGCCTCTTCTTCCATTCTTGGTGCTTGTGAAGCCATTGCCAAAGCTTCCATTTCTTCTTTAAGAATCTGCTTAAAGCGTTCTTCTGTTATTTTAATTTTCATTTCTTTTCCTCCGACTTTTCCTTTTTACGGGTATCGTTTTGTGGTCTTTTGACGCCGGGGAATTCATCTTTATCAATAGCTAACATTTTATCAGCTTTTTTATCGAAAGCTTTCTTTATGCTGTCTTCTTCTTCTTTTGGATCTTCCATTGAGCTAATTTCATAATGGCAAATACCTTTTAAGTTGGTGCGGACCATTGAAACTGCTTCTACTTCATACTGGGTCTTGCCTTTCATTTTTAATGTCAAGGTAGAACCAGTAACTTTCTTAAATTCTTTCTTTAAATAAGCAACTATTTCTTGAATTCTGCCTTCAATTTCTTCTTCTAGCTTATTTTCTAATGCGGCCAACTTGTGTTTAGCCATCATTTGTAGATGATAGGTCACGCACAACATATTTGGACCAGTTACTTTGACAGTAAAGCCGTCAATTGTGCGCATGGTGCGAGGATCAAGAATTTCACTTTCCCGATCTAAACCGGTTTTTAGTGGTTTACCATCACTATCCTTAGCACCGTCATAAGCATTAGCGGTTGCCTGCTTAATGCCTTTTACTAATTCTTCAACAGATATAGTTGCCATTTAAAGATCACTCCCCTTTTCTAGCTTCTTTTACTTCTGAAACTAGTTTACGAACGTCTTTTAGCTTTGCGATGGCTTCTTGTGCTTTTTTACGAACACGAACACCAGCTGAAGCATTGCCGTTATCGAATTTTTCTGCATCACGTAGTGATAATTCTAGTTCTTTTACTAATTCTGCTAGCATTTCACTTACTTTTTTGAGGTCGCCACCCATTTTTCCATCTCTCCTCTCTGTCTTCTACGTATTGTAAATAACAATCATAGCAACAGTCAAATTTCAATAAGTATAAATCATCCTTTGCGTTAAGTAAATACTTTTCACAAACAGAACAATTTTTATTATTCTTCTTGTTAACTAGTTTTTTTGAAATTAAAAATCCATCTTTTTCTACTTTATCTTCATTTTCTTCAACTTTAAATAGCTTTTGAGCATTTTCTTTTGCTTGTTCTTGGTATTCCTTCTCTTTTTCTGGTGTCCAATCCCGTCTTGGATTAGCAATTGCCTCTTCACCGTATTGTTTTTTAATTGCTTGTTCTAGTTTACCAAGATATTCAATACTTTTTTTCGGTTCCATCTATTTCTCCACAAACGGATTTAAATCCTCTGTTAGATAGAGGATCGCATCTACTGTTATTACAGGACTGCCCAACTTGTTAAACGGTAAATTAACTGCCGCACCAACCGCAAAATTTGTTTTTACTGCTGGTGGAACAAAATGGTAATCCAATCCAATACCAAGTCTTGAATTTTGTAGACTACCACCCAATGGATCTGAAACATCTGCTGATACTTTGCCATATATTCCAATGTTAGTATAGTCAACGTATCTACCTAAATTAGCTACTTCAAAACCAATTCCTGGCTGTAAAGCAATATCAAACGTTGCCAATGGTCTAAAAGTAAACACATCAATTAATTTTTTCTGTTTCTCTTCTAATTTCTCGTTCACATAATCAAACTTACTTTCAACAATCGAAACAGCCGAATCTTTAATCGGCTGTCCATCTTTTGTTACTTCTTCAACGGTCACTCTTCTTACTTGAAGGTTCCCAGTTTTATCTTTAAAGACTTCGCCTTTAACTTTTATATTTTGAGAATAGGTAAAGGTTTCATTGTTTTGAACAAAGATATCTGGATCTTCCAGATGAAACCTTTTTAGTGTATCTTGCCAATGATATTCGATGGAGAGCTGTTTGTTTGGTGGTAGACCGGGACAAGCTACAACCGTTCCTGTCCCTGAACTACCGCCTTCTGTTTTACCCTGTAAATTGGCAATTAGTCTATCTTTACTTCTTATCTCTAATTTATATTTCTCTCGTTCTTTCTCAAAATCTGCGTCTTTCTTTGTTAATTCACTTTTATATTGTTCCGTAAGAGCCTTCTGGCTGGTTAATTCGGAGTCAGCCAATCCCAAATCTTCATTTAGTGACTGAATGTCTAATTGATGATTTTTGTTTGTAGCTTCTAGTTGTAGTGATAACGAATGAACTTTCTTTTCTTGCTCCGATAAAGCCGTTGCCAAAAATAATAAAAAAAGAGCCATAATAAAAAAGACGCTAACAGCAAATAAAGCATATAATCTCTTATTTTTTTCCATATTTCTCCACCTGTTCATTACTGAATATTACCGGTACCACTTTTTACCCTTGTATATTGTAGTATAAAATCCATCGCAGCCTGTGAGCCCAAATAGACCATACTCATTTGAACCCACTGTTCACCTGTAATAAAACCAAGAGGAACACCGGCAGTAGCAAATGCCCAAACAAGAAGTTTTCTGCTAATCATCTTGTTTAAACCCCTATCTATAAGGGTATTTTTTAATTCTTGTCTACGTATTTTTGTCATATTAACCTCAAATATTCACCTTGGCAAAACCGCCAGATGATTCAATAATTATCTGTTCATCAACAATGTCTTTTAGGGCATCCAAGTGCGAAATAAGGATAATTGCTTTGAACTGATTCTTAATCATATCAATAATTCTTACGAAACCTTCCATGTTTTCTTCGTCAAGAGCTGTTGCTGGTTCATCCAATACGAACAAATCACCAACTGGCAAATTACTGACTTTGATTAGTGCCAAACGAATTGCGATAGCAGCGATGCTCTTTTCTGCTCCCGAACCCAATTCAATTGGTCTTGGATCATATTTTGGATGACGAATATAGATATCCAGTTTCTTGCCATCGTCCTCGAAAAAGATCTCAAAGTTAACAATGTTGGATAGAATTTTGGCAATCTCTTGATTGATAACTGGAAGTCTTTTCTTGATAATGTCATAAACAATACCGTTGCTATGCATCGTCTTCAAGAACAGATCATAAGCAAGAAACTCATCACGTAAATTAGCTAATTCAACCTTTTCACGTTCAAGAGTTTCTTTTTTATTTACCAATGAACCATGTTCACGATAAAGTTTTTGACTATCACTTTCACAGCCTTCTAGAACAGTTTGAGCAAGAATAATTTTTGAATTAATATCCTTTTGTTGCTCTTTGATTTGTAATAATTGATTCATCCAAGCTTCATTTTCTTGATAAACTTTCTGTAAGTTTTCCAATTCTAAAAGCTGTTGTTGGCAAGAATTGATTGTGTTCTTACCTTTTTCCATTTTTAGATTGAAATCTGAAATTTCTTTGTCAAGAAGATGAAGACTTGAATTTAATTGTTCAAACTTATTGATGTGTTTTAAGGTTTGATCATTCCTGACCTTCTCTTCAACTTCTTTTAAGAGTGTTTCATTCTGTAATAATTCTTTTTCTGTCTCGGGAACAAGTTCACGCTCTTTTGCAGCGTCAACAAGAAACCGACAAGAAAGGAATTCATCACCACAAGGAACATTATCAAGAATAGAAATCTTTTTCTGTTGTTCTTTTTGCTGTTTCTGCAGCATTTTAACAGCAGATTCCAAAAGAACAGCATTCTTATTTAATTTTTCTAGTTCTTTTTTATCGTTTTTTAGTTTCTCAAAGTCATATTTTGATAAAGCTTCATTTAGTTGAAGCAGAACAGGCTGACGCTTATCGATCTCTTTCTGAAATTCACCGTTCTTATTCTTAACTGTAACAATTTCTTGCTGTTTTACTTGAATATCCTTTTGAACTTTATTGATATCAATAAATTCCTGTTTTGGACCAGCAGCAATTTTAGCTTTTAGCTCTGAAAGACTGATTTGGTGATTATGCAAATCATCTTTCAATTCTAAACATTTACTTTTGTTGCGTTCTGTAAGAATTTCATTATCAATAATGTCTGTTAATGTTTTCGAGATTTCAGCATCAAAATCCTTGCCTTCCAAACGCTTGATTGCGCCCTTCAAAAGAGCACTTTCATCTTTGGCAAGTTTGAATTTCTTATCAAAGTGTTCTAAATCAAGGAACTTACCAAGAATTTCTTTACGCTTTGTTGAACCTTCATTAATAAATGCTAATGAACCAACCTGACTTGTCATTGAGGTTAAGAGGAAATCATCAATAGAACCAAAAACACGACGAATGTTTGCGTCAGTTTCGTTTCTATCTAGACCATTCAAACTTTCTTTTTCGCCAGTAGCGTTATCTACTGAACTAAAATCAAGTGAAGTTTTTGCTTCAACTGTTTCTTCACCATACAACTTCTTGGTGTATTTCTTTGCTTCACGAACAATCTTATATGTCTTGTTATCAATTTCAATTTCTACACAACCAGAAGCTTCTTCGCGGTTTTGGTTGATAATATCAACATTCTTACGAACGTTCTTTGAAATAGAATTGAAAATTGTCCATAGAATAGAATCAACTACACTGGATTTACCACTGTAATTCTTGCCAAAGATACCGAGAACACCATTAACGTTTGAAAAGTCAACAGAGTTATCTGTTCCGTAATTAAACAGATTGTTCCATTCGACCTTCTTCAATTTCCAATGAACGTTACGAGCAACATCATCACTTTGCTCCGCAAGTGTATTGTATTTACGGTTGAATTCAAATACCTTTTGAAGAACAGTTTCATTTAGCTTATAATCTTTAAGATATTCACCAATAAGCTTTTCCTGAGTTGCGATATCACGAAGGTTTTCGTGCTCAACTTCATTTGAAAGTTCTTCAACTGAAATGCGCTTTCCCGGCTTGTTCTGGACCGTTACTGATTCGGGTTTAAATCGATTTTTAGCGATATCTACGGATTTTTTGAGTGCTTGTAGGGAAATATGATTATTCGAAACCAGACGCAATTTAGCGCCTTCCTGAACATCAATATTCTCCGGTAAATTACCATCCGATTCCAACTCAATTGTAATAAATGGAGATGGATGAGGGATAGAGATATGTTCTACTGAAAATGCATCTTTATCCTGGATGTTCCAAATTAGGAAACCTTTATCGTTTGTTTCACCAAAGTTCTGTTGTACGGTACTTCCAGGATAAATCGCGCGATGTAGTTTCTTTTTAATTTTAATCTTTTTTTTCATATTTTGAGCCTTTGGCTAAATTTTCTTCCCAAGGTATAAACCTTAAATTACTAATGTCACCTATTACTTCTGGTGGAATATCGTTTAATAGACCATATGAAACAGGTATTATATGGTCTAAATGATAAGCACTTTCATCACCTGTCTTACCTCTTTTATCAGAATTTTCTAAAAGATGTAATGGCTGACTCTCGCTTATTCTTCTAACTTCTTTATAATATTTTTCTTTCTGTGAAAGCTTATTTTGGTATTCTTCGTATGATATACCTAACATCGTTTCTATTAGAGTTATTCTTCTTTTCTCTATTGTTTCTTTATCTATTGCTTCTAATGCTATTTGATAAGATGTTTTACCATATTTTTCTATACATATTTTTTCACATTCATCTCTATATGTTTGAGAGGAAAAAGGATGCTCTGTTCCATACTTTTCTAAACTAAATTTTTTTATACTTTCTTTTCTCTTTTTATCGGCCTCAGGATCGTGTCCTACGGGATGTTCTAGGGATTTAGAAGCCTCTTGTCTTGAAAAAAGAACTTTTTCCGCATATTCAATATTTTTCCATTTATTTTTCATAATAATAGACATTTTATTTTTCCATTCTTCTGTATGGAAAGAACAATTTGTATTGCCTATCATCAGATTTTTTTTATCTTCATCAACACATTTACGAGAGCAATATTTGTTTTTTTTTGTTTTTCTAATAAAAAAAGGATTTTTACAAAATATACAAATTCTTTCATCTCTATCGATTTTTGGTTTTTTATAACCAATATGTTGGCATTTTTCGGAACAATAAATTTTATTTTTAGTTTCTACTTTACAAATTTTACAAATATTCATCTTCTCTCCATATCTGCTGTATTATAAGTAGTAAATACGAAGAGAAAAATATCTATTCTTGTACAATTTCCCAGCCATTTTTTAAGTATTTTTGAAGTTTTTCTTCTTCTACTTCCAATATTACTTCTTGTGCTTCGTCTACTCCCTGATTTGTTTTATGGATATCACCAAGAAAACAATAATCAAAGCCTTCAAAAATAGAAACATCGTGATCACCGTGATCCATAACGTATCCCATGTCTGTTTGAACACCAGATACAGAGCCGTGATAAAGGGCAATATTAATGTTGCTTGGATCACTAATTTTCTCCCAATTTCCTTCATCAAAGATAGAAAGGACATTAAGAGTAATTTTATCATTAATTGATACTTCACCTGAATCTTTTAATAGATGAAGATTGTTGTGCTGTAGTGCCTGAACAATTGGTGTAATAGCATCCTGACGACCACCATTTTTAAGGTTGCCGTCGTGATTTCCCAACAGAACATATGTTGGAGCAATATCTGCTAGATTCTTCAAAAACTCCGTTGCTAGTTCAAAGAATTCTGGGCTTAATTGTGTTTTAGTGTGTGCGATATCACCACAATGAACAATATAATCTACTTTTTGTTCACGTAATGAATCATAAATTTTTGAGAAGATTTCACGATATTCTTTGTGAAATTTTAGGTTTCGAATATGTGTGTCACTTAGATGTGCGATTTTAATCATTTTACCACCATTTCATCAATGAAATAATTTTCTCTGCGGTTTCTGGAATCTTTTGAATGTTGATCGGCAAATTTAATTGCCTTTTCTTTGCTATCGAAAACAGCTAAAATATCGCTGGCATTATGCCAACTAATTGAAACAATATATACTTTCATTAAATCACCAACTTGAATGCTTTTTGGATAAACGAGTCTTGTGTCATTAGGGTTGCTCGTTTTTTACGACGTGAAAATTCAAGTGTAGACATTTCACCAACATCTTTATACCCCGTCACATCAATCTTGTAAAGCTCTACGTCATATGACATTAAGCTACGAATAAGATACATCGCTTTCTTTTCTGCGTCTGGATCGAGTGCAACATAAATTGATGTGTCGTGTTTAACAATTTCCTGAAATAATTTTGAATCTTCACGAAGTGTTGAACCCAAAATAGGAATTGCGTTTCCTGCTTTAATCGCATCAAACGCACCTTCAACAAGAGTTAAATCACTTTTCCAATCAACAAACAGTTCATTAAATACGATGTCTTTACTTACTTGTGGATTCATATAATTTGGTCTTTCACCTGTATAAGAACGTGCCACAAAGTAATTACAAAAACCATCTTTATTGAAGGATGGAATAACTACACGATTTTTATATTCACCTTCTTTACAATAACCAATTTTCCAACGAACTATATCTTCTTTTTCTAATCCACGTTCTTGAAGATACTTCATTGGTTCTCTGGCAGAATATGGTAAATCTTTACCTGTTAAAGAAATAAATTCTTTTGGTAAAGAAATACGGTGTTCTTCTTCTTTCTTTGTTGGAAAAAGAATATCTGTAAGAGACTGATTAATCTCTACATTACCAGTTAAAGTTTCCCAAATATGTTTCTGCGAGAAATTTCCATATTTGCGGACAAGACGAGATAGATTTGTTCCTTTAAAATCACAAATCCAGCATTTGAAGCAATTCTTTTTAATATTGATAGAAAGCTTTTTCTTTTCATGTTTACACTTTGGACAATAAAAAAGTAATTCCCCACCTTGTCGGAGGGGATTACCTAAAATGTCGATCACGATTTTTGTTTTTTGATCAGCTGACATACTCCCGTAGTATAGCACACTTCTACGGGAGTGTCAAGTTCAAGGAATTGCGCCAGAAATAGCAAATAATCGTGCTGCCAATCTATCAATAGCCGATTTAACTGTTGTTGGAGCCGAACCAGACCAATTTCCTGGTGTTGCTGCTGTGTAACTTATATTTGAACCAGTTATTGTTGTAAATAAAGCTGTTGAGCCTGTTACAGTTGAGCCAGTTACTGTTGTTGCAGTTACAGTATTTGCTCTAACTATATCAAAATCAGCGATTGAAGGTATATTGGTACCCAATGTTGAAGCAGTTTTATTAAAAACTGAATTTGAGTAAGAGAACAAGCCACCTATAGTAACTTTTGTTGCGAGTTGATTAGTGTCTAGAGTTGTTGAATCAACCATTACCACTACACTACTTGGCGATATTGAAGTAACTGCTGGACCGCCACTACTAGTAGCGACAACAGCACAATCATTTATTCCTAATGTTCCGGAAATAACAACTGGAGAATATGTTGTAATACTATCTCTAATAGTTACAAATGCATTTGGATTATTTATTATAAAACTAGAACCACTTGTTGATTGATTTCCACCTTGGAAAGAAGCAAGCCCGCCACTAATAATTAAAATATCTTTATTAAAATCGGTATTTGTTGCTTGGAAATAAGCAGTTGTTGCTTTTGTAAATGTATTATTTACTTTACAATCTTCTATATATAAACTTCCTGTTCCGCTATGAACCAAGTTGTTTACTGCGATACCAAACAATCTTATAGAAGAACCCGGAGCAATAGATTGTGAAATGGTCATTGTTCCAGAAAAATTAACTTCTCCACCATTTGAGCCTTGTGCGGCACAAATCGTAGTATTAAACTTACTCATTGTCACATCTTCAATAAAAGTGCCTGGATGTAGAACAATTTGGTCACCACCTTGTGTTGAAGCAGCAGAAATGGCAGCACCAACTGTTCTATATGGACTTAATAGCGTTCCATTACCAGTAATATCATTACCACTGCCAGTTGAAACGTGCCACTCTCTCGCATAAACGTTTGAAGAAGCGGTTACAACCGCACTACCAGATATTACACCATTATTTATTGTAATATTTGGACCTGCGCTAAATTGCGCTCTTACATCATTTGTGAATGTGGCAATTGCTGAACCGGTTGCTACATAAGAAGCGGTTGCTGCCGTTGTAGCAAAGCTAGCAGAAGTTGAATTGGCTGCGAAGCTAGCTGATGTTGAATTCGTAGCAAAACTAGCTGATGTTGAACTGTTTGCGAAACTAGCTGATGTTGAACTGTTTGCGAAACTTGCTGACGTTGAATTCGTAGCAAAGCTAGCTGATGTTGAATTCGTAGCAAAACTAGCTGATGTTGAACTGTTTGCGAAACTTGCTGACGTTGAATTTGTAGCAAAGCTAGATGATGTTGAATTGGTTGCGAAGCTTGCTGATGTAGCAAAACTTGAACTACCAACCAAATCTCCCTTAAATGAAGCGGTAACAGAATTAAAGTTTGCTGTTGTTCCCGACATTTCAGCAGAAGCAGTTAATGCTCCACTTACATATAAACCTGGAAATATTTGAAGTTTGTCGTAGGCATTTACATATCTTACGTGGGCATTGGCGCCCTGATCGTCGATTGTTGGACCAACGCCACCACTTCCCCATAATATACCGGCACCATCAAGACCAACGTGCTCTGTACCGCCACTCATTACAGTTATAAATTTATCACCAACTTTTAATGATGATTGACTTATTGTGCTCAAAAGAGCGATACTGGCTGTGCCATTAACAACCAAATTGCCTTGTATAAAAGCTGCGCTAGCAGTTAAGTTTGTGGTTTGTAAATTAGTTAAACCAGTTACATTTGTATCTAACGAAAGAGTAACACTTCCACTTGAACCACCACCAGTTAAATTTGTTCCAGCATTAACGTCGGTAATATCACCACCACCGCCACCACCAGAAGCAGTGCCAGCAACCCAATTGGTGCCATCATATACAAGTACGTTGCCACTTGCTGGAGCGACTGGTGGAGTTGCTATACCTTTTGTAGAAAAGCCGTCATTAAAACTCATTTCAACCTACTCCTGCTGAACCGGACCAATTGTTTGGTAAATCACCGGCTGAAATATTTGTTAAACCAGCAATTACAGAAGCTGTTACTGGTGTTCCATTATTACTTAATAAGAATATTTTTGTCACTCTTAAATCGCAAGCAAAACTTTCACCACGATCGAGCAAGAAGAAATTGCTTGTATTGGTAACTCCGTTGGCGCTAAAACCAACTCTTAATGTTCCACTTACAGCACTTACATTTTTTACAATTATATTTTTTGTAACTTGTGGAAAGCTGACTTCTAATGGTGCGCTACCACTTGCTGGTGCGACTAGTGAAGAACTAGCCCAAGGAATACCAGAGGCTTGATATGAGCCGACATTTGATAAACCGGCTTGAACATAGTTGTAAGTTGACATTAATAAACTCCGTTTTTAAAAGATACTAACCTAAATAGTACCTTTTAAAAGTAAATAACCAGCTTTTGCTATAACAAAACTATCTGCCATATCATAAAAATGGTCTTTTATGTTGGTGCTGTTTTTTTTATGTTCTACCTTGAACCAAATTTCGTTTTGTAGCATCCAATCCATCACTTGTTGTTTTGCTGGAATTCCTTTGACAATTTTTATTCCACAAGTTTTTCTTGCTGTTGTTGAACCAACATAATTTACTTTTATTCCTAATTCTTCCCAAATCATCCAGCAAAGAATACCGTTAAATTTAGCAAGTGAAAGAATTGTTTTAGCAGATGAAAAACCGGGTCGAAATGCTTGAAGACTTTCTTCAACAAATACTTCTGTTATTGGGTATTTCTTTTTTAAGTCCCTTATTTCTTTCTTCGCTCGTTTTAATTTCTCGAAAACATCGTCTTCTTTAAATTTCCAACAATCATTTAAAACAACACGACCAGTATAATCTAAAATAGTTATACCGGTGCAGCTAGTAGAAATATCTAAACCTAAAATCATCCGCTTATTATAAACTAAATATAAATTTATTTAAGTGGTTCAAGACCAACTAATAACCCAAATTTCTCCACGGCCACCATTACCACCGGCACCAGAAGTTCTACCGGCACCGGTAGCACATCCGCCACCGCCACCACCGCCACCGGGAATACCACCATTTCCGCCGGCACTACCAAAAGAATTATTAGCATTAGTGTTCGAACTACCACCGCCGCCACCGCCAGATCCACAAAAACCAAGCGAATTTACTTTTCCATTACCAGCAGAACCAGTTATACCAACCGTTCCAGAAGGAGCACTGCTTCCACCGGCAGCACCACCGGTGCCGGCTGTATATGAGCCACAAGAGCCACCAGCTGTAGCATTAAAGAATGGCGTTCCTGAATAGGATGCTCCATGACCACCACCACCTGCTCCATATACTGATGAACCACCGGCTAAATTAACACCACCAAGTGTAACGCCTCCACCACCACCGCCACCAAATTCAGCACATCCACCATTTGTTACTACGGAACCTAGACCACCTGCGCCGGCAACAGATGTAATAGAAAGGGTTGTAGTACTACCCGGAACACCACCAGCAGCCGAATTGATGGGAATGCCTTGTTGTCCGTTACCATATGTTCCACCACCACCTCCACCAGCACCATTTTGAGCACCAGTAGTAGTTCCCAAATATCCACCACCGCCACCACCGGCACGAACTACTGAACCAAAAGAGGAAGATTCACCAGAATTTCCTGTTATACCATTTCCACCAACTGAAACTGGTATTCCACCAGTTCCGCCGGCTCCTACATATAATGATTCAGTAGCAGCTAATTGACTTGATTGTATTATTCGGGTATTTATTGCTCCACCGCCGCCGCCGGCGCCACCAAATCTTGTATTATTGGTTGTTCCAAGAGCACCACTACCACCACCACCGCCGGCGCCAACACAAACGATCATGGTAAATTTTGGCGTAAAGGTTGTTGGTTTTATCCATTGGCCTGAACCGGTTGCTGTGAATTGTTGTATATCAAAAGTATCTTTGCTGGAACTTACTACATCAACAATAAAATTAGTTATAATTGAAGATGTTATGCCTGTGATACCTGCTCCACTACCCGTAAAAGAAGAAGTTATGGTAGTTGCGATTAGGGAACCGGTTATTGAAGTGTTTTGAAATTGAGACATTTTATTCGCCTTTTCTTTTATCAAGCCCAACTAATAACCCAAACTTCTCCACGACCACCGGCACCACCGGCACCAGAAGAACCAGAAGCAAGACCAGAACCGCAAGCACCACCGCCGCCACCACCACCGGGAATACCACCGGCACCGCCTGAAAGGCCAGAAAATACTATATTATTAGTGGCGGCTGCTCCACCACCACCGCCACCACCACAAAATCCAGTAGAATTAATTTTTCCATTACCATTTGAACCAGAGCCGGCAAAGAGAGCACCGCTGACAAAACCAGAGCCTGCCGCGCCACCATCGCCGGCAGTATAAGAACCACAAGAACCACCAGCAGAAGCTGCTACATAAGTTCCACCGGGATTATATGAGGCACCATTACCACCGCCACCACCACCATATATTGATGAGCCGCCGGGAATACTTACTGCCGCAGCAGTATGCCCACCGCCACCAGCACCACCAAATTCAGCACAACCACCGTTTGTTGCTATGGAACCTTGCCCTCCACAACCACCTAGTGAAGTAATAGAAAGAACGGTAGTGCTTCCGGGTAGGCCACCAGCTACAGCAGCAGTTGAACCTTGGGCACCATTACCAAATATTCCACCACCCCCACCACCAGAACCAGCAGCGGCAGCAGTTGTGCCAAAATAACCACCACCGCCACCACCGGCACGGACATAGGTGCCAAAAGAAGAAGATTCACCAGAACTACCTATTAAACCATTACTGGAAGTAACTGATGTGCCGCCGGCACCGGGTTTACCTACATATAGCGATTCAGTAGCAGCTAATTGACTTGATGGAATTATTAAGGTGCTTATTGCGGCGCCTCCTCCACCACCACCGCCTAGTCTTATTGAGCCTGTTTGAGCGTTGGCTCCACTTCCGCCACCGCCGCCGGCACCAACACATACAACCATAGTCATTTTAGGATCAAACGATCCTGATGTTTGTGCCGATGGCTTTATCCACTGACCTGAACCGGTTGTTGTAAATTGCTGTATATCAAAAGCAGTATTATTTGCTCCTATAACATCTCTAACGAAATTAATAATATTTGAAGCAGTTACATTAGTTAAGTTGAAGCCATTTCCACTAAAACCAGCAGAAGCAGTTACAGAGGTAGCTATTAATGTTCCAGTTACAGAAGTGTTTTGTAGTTGAGCCATTATTTTTTACCTCTAACTGTTTTCTTTTTATTTTTAAGAAGTTCTATTTCAGTTTGTTGTTTTTCTATTTTGTCTGTCAACTCTTTAACAGCACTTACAAGCACACTAACCATCTTTGGATAGTTTATGCCCTCACCAACAACAAATTCTGGATATACTTGTTTTACTTCTTCCGAGATAAATCCGTATTCTTTTCTACCATCATCAATACGTGTATAAGAAACAGGATTTAGTTTTGAAATTGTTGTTAATTGATTATTTAAAGTTTCTATATTTGTCTTAATTCTTCTTGTTGAAAGTTCTGTTATTGAACCGGAAACAGTTAAGTTATTTGCTATTACTATATCACCACTTCCAGTTATTCTCATTCTTTCAACAGCGTTTGTGCTAAAAGCAACAGTATCTGCTGTTGGGAAATAAATACCGCTACCTGTCAAGTTTCCCTGTGTTATTAGTGGAGTAGCTGCTGAACCACTATTGGCAAATCTTAATCTGCCTTGTGTTGTCGAACCGACTGTGCCAGATATAATAAAACAATTATTTTGATCTGTATGGGCTACAATAGTAGTATTATTGTATAAATAAACTCCTTTATCGCCACCACCGCGCCCGGAATACAACAACACCGCGCGGCCGGCCTCAAGAATAGTATAATTTGTTCCTGTTGTTGTAATACTTAAATCACCACTAGAAGTTATTTGCGACGCTGTCGCGGCAACTCCAAGAGATAGATATGAACCGTTTGATCCATTTTCTATTCTAATTCCATAATCTGGTGATCCGAAACCACTTTGTCTTACAAATAATTTCGGCTGTATTGCTGTTGAAGCCGTTATGTTGTTAGAAGAAATTATTATTCTATTATTAACAAACAAATCGTTTGAAATATTAGAATTTGTGCCAGAAAGCGTTGTAAATTGTGCTGTTGAACCAGTTGTTATTGAACCTGTTATTGTTGTAAATAACGCAGTTGATCCTGTAACAGTTGAGCCGGTTATTAATGTAAATTGTGCTGTTGTTCCGCTAACAGTTGAAAGTATTGTTGAACCAGTAGTAGTTAAATTACCTGTTGTTATCAAGTTTCCAGAAACTGATACAGCTGTTGAATTTATTCTTAATTTTTCATTTTCAGCTGCTGTTCCACCTATCGAGAATACAATTGGAGCGCCGGCGATGGCGGTTGAGAATAACATACCGGAACTTGCGCTTACGTCTGTATTAAGTTGTAGTTGCGAGTTTCCAAGCAAACCAGAAATACCAGCAGAAGAATTTCTATAAGTTATTGAAGCATTTCTTCCTGATGAACCTTGATTCAAACTTATTTTTGAACTACCAGCTAAATCAGTTGATTCAAATGTTTGTAAGCAAACACCAGAAGAAGTTATTACTGTTAAACTTCCAGTTATTAATGTATTTCCATTAACATCTAGTTTTGTTGATGGAGTTGATGTACCAACACCAAGATTTGAAGCGATATATGCATTTGACGCTGTTAAAGTTGTGAAAGTAGCAGTTGAGCCACTTACAGTATTGACAGCAATAACATCATGACTTGAGGATAACGAGCCAAAACTACCTGTACCTGTAACAGTTAATGCGTGTGTTATTTTATTAAATGTAAATCCACTATCAGCACCGAATGAACCAACATCGTTAAATTGAACATATGAACTTGAACCGGCTGGAAGTGTTGTTCCACCGCCACCGCCAGAACCACCACCACCTGCACCACCACCTCTTAATGTTCCTGCTTGATAAATTCTTGCTGTGCTTGATGTATCAAAGTTTGATACGTTACCTTTCATTACGAGAAATGCAACCAGTATTGCTGAACCTCTTGTATTTTCACCTTCTGTGAAATTTTCAGTACTTATTCCAGCAATAGCATCATCTAAATTGTCGTAAAGTGCTTGTCCGTAATATACGAATAAAGCACGATTAACAGCTTTTGGAAACCAGAAAACACGCTGAACACTAAATTTGTTATTGCCAACATTTATTAAGTTTCCATTCGCATCTTGATATTTTGTTGGATCAACTTCTGTATATCCAGCATTAGCTATACCTGTATCAATTACAGGATTGCCACCGCTAACATGTTGGCGATATATTTTTGATACTGTTACCGCAGGATCGTCTACGGCAGATACGATATTAGGTATATTTGGATTGCCAGAATAATTTCTGCCTTCAACATAAGAATCGCCGGCGCTTTTTGTTAAACTTAAACTTGAACCACTTGCCGCAAGATAGTGACCAGCTATTTTTAATGGTCCAATTGCGCGGATAAGATCTGCTGTGCTTGTTGCCAATCCATAAGCCGTCGGCGGCGTATTTGTTGCTCCATTTGTAACAGAACCACTTTGATGTAAAACGCGACCAATAAATATTCTATCTTTGTATTGAGCAAATGTTGGTGGTGTTGGACTTTGTAGGATTTCTCCGTGTTGATCAAGAGAAATATAGCTTATTTGAGAAGCAGTCACATAAGTTAATGATTGGCTAACAGAGGCTGTCCAATTAACAAATTGAATTGTTGGATATGGATCAGAACCGGTTGAAGCATTATAATTTACTATAAGACCAGAGCCAGAAGTTAAGTTAAACGTTGTTGTTCCATTAACTGTTGATAAAACACCGCCATGTAACAAACCTGTACTTAATGTACTTTCTAGCCAACGTAAGCGAGTTGTATTATTAAAACTACTACTTGGCTGATATTGTGTAAAATACATATCATTTGTGGAACCAGATGTATAAATATAACTTGCTGTTTGATTGGTTGGAATTATTACTGGTCCAACGGGAAGTAGCTGAACGTAATTGCCGATAGTTACTCCACCACTAACATATAAATTATTACCAAAATTTAAATTTGAAGCAGTAAGCGAGGTGAATTGTGCCGTAGTTCCAGAAATTTGAGAACCAGATAGTGAGCCAGTAATAGTAACTAATGAGCCACTGATGCTGACTACGTTATTTGGACCTATATTTAAATTTTTGTTGTATGCCACAATTCACCCTCGTTTATATTGTTTATTAATTAGCTATCAAAGAACGAACCAATAAGTGCTTCCATCCGATACTAGTGTTACGGATTGATATGGGCCGTTTAATTCATAAAATAGTGCTCCATCAACAGAGCCAGATATTGTAACTGTGTTAACGGATGTATCTATTTTTTTAACAACTAATTGTCTACCAGCATTTCCAGCCGCAACTGTTGGTAAAGTCACGGTCAATGGAGCACTTGAAGCGTCTGCGAAAACGACTTGATCTAAACCGTTAACAACATAACTACCAGTTGTAGTGATTTGTGCGACAGTAAATGAACCAGCTGCTTTAAAGCTGTTGCTAGCTAATATATTGCTACCAGTAATTGCCGATGAACTTAAATTAGTTAGGCCAGAAACTGATGCGCTTAATGAGATGGTTGCTGTTGGACCAGAACCACCTGACACACCAATATTATCACCAGCATTTATTTGTGTTACGGCAGTTGTCAAAGCTGATGAAGAAATAACACCAGTTGATGGGTTATAACTTACTGAACCGGTTGCTGATAATTGATTTCTTACATCTGCTGAGAAAGTTGAGAAGTTAGAAGCAGTTAGACCAGTTATACCAGCACCACTACCACTAAATACTGAACCGGTTACACCACCAACCGTATAAATACCTGGGAATACAACTATTTTATCAACAACTGAACCTGAATTTGCTTCATAACGAATATAAGCAGCATTCGGATTTGCTGCGAGACTTGCTGTTCCATAAATAAGAACACTACCACTAAATTCAGCAGCACTGGCACTTAATGTAGCAGCTTTCAATAAGCTTGCGCTAATATTGCTTGCTGTTAGATTGGTTAAACCGCCAGTAATTGAACTGGTAAGAACGACTGTTACAGCGCCAGTTGATGCGCTAGCTGATAAATTTGCTCCTGCCGTTAAAGAAGTTACAGCAAAACCACTTAAATTTAGACCAGTTATCTGTGAACCGTCACCAGAGAAAGAACCAGTAAATGTTGTTCCACTAACATTACCAACTATACTTAATGGACCTGTTAATGAATGAGATGAACCTGAAATATTTACCGAACCGGTAAATTGGTGAACATCCATTGCTAGGCCGGGACCACCATTGTCGCCAAATCTTGTTGAACCGCTGTGATAAATAACGGATGATGAAACAATTGTTTCACTTATTGTTAATACACTAGCAGAAATTGCGCCTTGAACACTTAAATCACCGCCTACTTTTGTAGAGCCAGTAATTTCAACAGAGGAGCCACTTAATGAAAGTATGTTTCCTTGTTTTACTTTAACGTTTGCTATATTAGCCATTTTAAACCACCCCTATAATTTAGAATACGTACCAATCTGTTCCATCATGAATTAAGGTAATTGACTGATAAGGACCATTTAATTCATACGATGAAGCACCGTTAATTAAATTTGGTGAACTACCAGATACAACCACAGAACCACTAACTGAATCAGCTTTAATAACATAGTATTCTCTTGAATCAGCCAATGAAGCACTTGGTAAAGTAATAGATATTGACGAACTAGCGCTATTTTTAGCGAATACGGCTCTTTGTGTCGTCAACAAAGAAACAGAAGAACTAACAATTAATTTTGGTAGATCTACGGAAGAAGTTGGTAAGCCTAAATAATTTGAAGCCGAAATGGTTCCTGTTACATCTAAATTGCCAGATATAACTGTGCTACCAGATACTTTTAGTCCTGGAAATATTACTATTTTATCGCTACCAGAATCATAGACAACATATGCTAGATCCGGATTCGATGATAGACTGGCAGAACCATATATTAAAATATCGCCACTTATTACAGCATTAGCACCAGAAATTTGTGTGCCAGATAGAATATTGGCTGTAACAGAATTTAGTGTTATATCGTCTTTTAGTGTTACTGGATTTAAGACTGTTCCGCTTCCTGTAATATTGCCAGAAGTGAATGTTTCCGAACTGCTTGTAAGACTTCCTGTTACAGATATTACGCCGCCTGAAATACCAATATTTGTTCCAGCAGTAAATTGAGCTCTTACATCGTTAGTAAATCCTGTAATCTGTGAAGCAGTTAAATTAGTTAATTGTGAGCCATTACCAATAAAATTACCACTAACAGAAGCGGTTAAACTAGTGACACTTAATCTGTTAAATGTTGAACCAGTTATGAAATCCAGCAACTGACCAGCTGTTGCTCTTTGAGTGGTTAAACTACCACTATCAACAATAGGAACTAAATCGTCCGAGGTTACAGATGTTGCTGCTGGTAGTTGTGAGATCTTAACTGACATTTACATTGTTTCCTCTATTCTTAATAAGTAGTAAAGTATATTTTAAAGTGGCTTTATCAAGTCAATAATGATGATATAACGACCCAACGTGTTTGAGCACCTAGTGTCTGTGCGCAGACCTGAACACTAGTAAACTTACCTGCTGTATTAGTGTCAAAACTCAAACTTCCGGTGTCGGCACCCTTATAATTCATAGAACCAGTAACACTGAAAGTTGTTTTATTTACAGACGTAATCGTGTAGATTCTGCCTTCTAGTTCAGCGGTGATAGTTGGTAGTGCTATAACGATTCCAGCACCTGCTGGTATAACATTAATAAAGCAATCATCTACGGAAGCGGTCTTGCTGGTAGTATATGTCTGTACGTTAGCAGCGAATGAGCCCTTTACAGTAAACGTAGAACCATTGGCTCCTGCTGATGCTTGATTTACTGCGACTTTATTATTCGTATTGTCTATATAAAGCAGATTAGAAGCAAAATTTAAAAATGTAGTTACATTGGCAGCAGAAGCATTAAAAGTAATAGAATCTGCCGCAGCATCACCAATAACCGTAAGACCTTTGGTTGTTAGGTCTTGAAAAGTTGCCTTGGAACCTGTAAAGTTACTTGCGCTAACGGCACTTGAACTTAAATTAAGATCAAATTTACCAACCGATGCGGTAATGCTTGAACCGGTAAAGAATGAAGCACTTATTTGTGAAGAGCTGACACTAGTTAAGCCACTTATCGATTGTGACATGGCTATGGAATATGATAAGCCATCTGCCGGTGTTGTGAAACTCATATTAGTTCCAGGAGTTATCTCGGCTTTTATTTTTCCGCTGGTTATAGTAATGCCGGGGCCATTGCTGAATTGAGCTCTTACGTCGTTGGCAAATCCAGTAAATTGTGAAGCAGTTAAATTAGTTAATTGTGAACCATTACCCTTGAATGAGCCGGTCAACGATACATTTGAAGCACTTAATTGGCTTGATGTAATACTTGTTAGACCAATTAAAGACGAACTCAAAGAAACAGAAGCCGTAGCAGATGAGCCGCCTGTAACACCAATATTGTTACCAGCTTGTATAACTCTTACGACACCGAGATCATTTTTAGTGCCACCCAAAGAAACCGATGTGCCATTTAGAGTAATTGAACTATTTTGTAGCGAAGAATTTGGCACATTGGAAGCACTTATTTCTCCACCATTAATCACAATACCGGTGCCAGCACTGAATTGGCTTCTTACATCGTTTTGAAAACCAGCCATCTGTGAGGCGGTTAGATTGGTTATTTGTGAACCATTGCCTTTCAAGGCACCGCTCAAAGAACTAGCACTAACACTTGTTAGACCAGTTAGTGTATCGTTTAAATTAAGAGTAACATCGCCTGCTGTTCCACCGCCATTTAAATTGGTGCCAGCTACAACAGAAGTAATATCACCACCACCAGAACCACTACCAACAGAAGAAATTACACCATTGACAATTGATATGTTTGAGCCAGCTGTAAATTGCGCTCGCACATCTGTTGTGAAATTCGATAATTGTGAAGCAGTTAAATTAGTTAATTGTGAACCGTCGCCAGCAAACGAGCCAGTAAAGGAGCCAGTAAAACCACTGCTAGAAACACTGGTTAAGCCTGTGATTGTATCTTTTAATGAAATAGCTGGAATTGGGCCTGCTTCATCGGCAATATCAATATTTTCACTACCAGTAATACTTGTTATATTGGAAGCGGCAGTAGATGAAATAACACCATCACTGATTGAAATATTTGTGCCAGCAGTAAATTGATCTCTTACAGATCCTGTGAAATCTGTGAAATTGGTTGCTGGGTCTACAATAAGATTTGGAATTGAGGTTATTGTTTCTGCTGCCAAATCAATTACCTGTCCAAGTGTTGCTTTTTCTGTCTCAACAATTGAAGTTTTTACCATTGGAACAATATCTTCTGTCGATACAGCACCAGCAGCAGGTAGTTGTGAAATTTTAAAATTTGCCATTATAAATCCTCTTCCTTATATATAGTTTATTCTGGTGCCATTGCTGTGCCTATTTCATCCAAAAGCACTTGTCCGTCTTCTGCCAATAAGAAATTTAAATCTCCGCAGTTTTCGATCAACAAATAGCCATCATTTTCTGTATATATAATGGCTTCTTCTTCTGTTATTAGCGCACAATCAATTTCCGGTGGAGTTGTTGATATTCCTCTCAGGAAATCAAATAGGACAGCGTTTCCACCATTATCAGTATCGTTATTATATGAAATGGAACCAGAATTGGCAAAAAATCTTACCTTTGGGTAAGCCTTTATTTTATTATATATAATATCGCCACTTCCAAACTTTTTCATCGATTCTTATACCTTTATTAAGTATGATCAAAATTTAAATTGTATTCTAAACTGTGGCATTTAATAATTATCAGGAAAACTAAATGTCTAATTTTAATTTGAATGAAATACTATCTATTTCACGTTTTCTAACAGGAGTTGCCAATTTAGCAATACCAATCAACTCGCCCATTTCATCATAAATGCCTATTTTAGAAATATAGGTCGTTTTTTCAAATGGTGGCTCAACTTCGTCGTAATTAACTTGAACAATATTTTTTATAACAGCTTCATCATTCTCGATAAAGAAACTTGAACCTGTTGTCTTTAATTCATTTTGTCCGAATTCTACGAAAGTTGGATTATTTGAATGATTAAATTCACCTTTTTCTGCGTGAGCAAACATCGTGAGAGTCGGTATTTCCTCTGTGCCATCAAAGCTGAAATCAAAAGATGATGAAGGAACAACATTATCTCCTTCGGAGCCAGTTGTTAGATAGTAATACCATCTTGGTGCGTATTGTGTTGCCACTTCAAATACGTTAAAGTTATCCGTATATGTATCACTTAAATCCCAAGAACCAGTAAGTAAAACGAAACCTTCTGAATATAGAACAACACCCGCAACTTTTCCCTTGTTCGGTCCTGTTGTTTCTATTAATTCACCGTTTCTTCTGTAATCTTGTAACTCGGCCATTAATGTGCCAGTTACATACCATTTACAACTTACTGTTCCTTTACGAATCGATTTGCCATAAAAAATAGATGGTATACTTATTAATCTTAATTCTTGTGTTCTTTTGTTACCAAGTTCGCTATTAAAAGCGTAATGTGGACTTAAATATTTATAATAATCTAATGTGTTTTTAAGAGCCAATAAGTGACTTTTTGGATGACCAGAAACCGGTTCACCAGATAACATTATTTCGCTGCTTAAAGAAGCCGTGAGCGGATAATTAGAACCGGTAATTACATCGCCATATTGAAAGTCGGCATTGAAACTATCAGTATCTATTGTTTTAAAGGAAGACAAACTTCCGTCTTTTGTTACAAACGGATACACACTAGAAGTAAGCATATTATTCCTTTAACTAGTCTAAATAAGGGTTATTTTTCTCTGTCCATAGCTAGAAAATTAAATCTTCTGTTACAGAACTACATCCATTTAGTGAGTAGTGCCATAACAGAAGATTTGTTGAGAGTTAAGGAAGATTTGAGTTTTCCTTCCTAGTAAAATTAAAAGTCTAAACGGACGCGAAGTATCATCTCATTCGTCGGATCTTTCTTAAGTGGTTCACTTAATTTAGCAACAGCCAACAATTCATTAGCTGAACTATAAAGACCAACTGTTGTGACATAACTTACAGGCGCATCTGTTGATGTTTCTTTTACTCTGATCTGACTTTCTGAGAGATAAGTTGGATTAGAACTGTAATTAAATTCGTTATGATTTAAGCGGCAGAAATAAATTGTTGAATTTAATTCTGTTGTATTATTGAAAGAGCAGTTGATCCAATGTTGTCTAAAAGCATCGCAAATGCCCTGAATTGAACCAGTCTGCATCGTCTGATTGTGATTTAGAGATCCACTAAATGTAGCGCCCGCGTTGCCACCAGCACCAATAATTCTGGAATCGATAACTGCGATACCTGCTTGATAATACAACAAGCCAGCATAGGAACTGGTGCTATTGTCTCTATAAAGTATGCCGTATTCACCAGATGGTGAATTTACTCTATAATCATTTTGGGCACCAATATCAGCCAGTGAACCAGTGCCGACACTGGTTGAAAAAATCAAATTAAATGAACCCTTCTTAATTTCATCTTTTGTCAAGAGTCTTGAAAAATTGATAAATATCAATTCTTTATATTTGTTTCCTGTGTCAACCAGATTACCATCTTTATCGAATTGAAGAATGGAGCCTGTTATATCGTGACCAACTAGCAATTGTGCCATTTGGTTATATGTCTGGATTTTCTTTGATATATCAGTAACGCCAGAAGCAGATAACGTAGAATCAGGAGCCATACCGACAGCCAAATCAAATATATGATTTGCCGATGAACTTAAAACAGGATAATCATAAACGCTTTGGAAGCGACCGTGTGAATAATTTTTAATATTCTTTTCAACACCAGATTCAACATATGTACCAGAAACAATTGTACCAGTTATTGGTATTGCTTCGTGTAATAATGTTCTGGTAGAAACTGCGTCGTCGCTATTTAAATTTTTATATATTGTGGCCATCGTTTTTCCTCTTTATCAAGGTGCTATTCTCTTGACGTATCTTACTGGAATATCTATTCTATAACCGGTTGTAGCGCCAGTTACTCTTACGTTTGTATCTATTATGTTATAACTACCAGATACACTACCTAGTTGTTCAAACAAATAATCACTTGTTTGAAGTTCTAGGGAAGCAGCTAACTTAAGTTTCAATCTTGTGCCGGCCGGACCACGAATTGAAGACGCACGATCACCGGTGACAGGAGCTGGTGCTATTTGTGACACTTCTGGATTTTTTTGAATTGATAGCAAATAAGTCGCCATCTGATCATCATCAATGTAAGAACGGTTTAACTCTGATAAATCCCCTTGTCTTAGGAGTGAGCCAAGGCGATTATCCATTTCAACAATATAGCTCGTTTCTCTCAATTCGGCACTAATTTCTTGTGTTGGGCTGATTTTTGTCGTATCTAAGCCTTGATCTAAAACGATATTATTGTTGCGTGTAGTATCCTTGTTCTGGGTGAAAAATATACCTGAACCACTGAAATATTTTTCAGTTCCTACATCGGCGACTACCAAGAAATAGTGTTGCTTGTTGTATGATCCGGCGCCGGCGTTGTCCTGTGCGGCTTCGTCGTCGAACAATTTAATGACCGGTAAAAACAAAAGATCGGTTTGAGCGATTGATAATAAATGTGATTTAAGAGCAGAAGAATTATCAGTACAAGCTTCTAAAACAGGTGTTTGGAGAATATCAAGATCATAATAAGCACTACCACTTGGATGATCTTTATTATATGATGAATAATCAATTTCATCATCACCTAGTGCGAATTTGGCTATTTTAAATGAGCCGTCACCTTTTGCTAAACGGTATCTACCAGTATCGGTTAAAACCGCATCTAATATGATATCACCACTATTATCTAAAAATGCCATCTGTTTTGCTCCTTAATTCTTTTATAAATATACCGCTTATTTTATTTTTACTCGCAAATAGCAGGATTTGGTAGAGTTTTATGCGTAAATTTGAAATCTATTTCAACAACCTTGCCAGTTACTTTTGACTTGATTTTTAATCTATAGTTTTTATTCCAAACTTTTTGTTCTGTTAATCCCAAAACAACATTATCTTTCACTAATTCGGCAGATTCTTTTATATTACCATTTTCATCATAGTATCCGCTTGCTTGCTCATTTACCAAGGTCTGAGTGGCACTCGGAACAATGTGTAAGAATCTTTTCACGCCTTTTGTTGATTGTTTATCTTCCACTTTTAATAAATCAACAATTTTAATAAGTGGAAATATTGTACCATTTTCATTAACCATCTCCACTTCATAAATTGGAGATGGGTTAGAAATATTACCATGAACATCAACTGTTCTAAACATATAATAATATTTTTGATTTGGCGATATGGTATCTACATATGAAGAATGATTTGTTTTTACTGGATCGCAAAATACTCGATTAACTGTTGATTTATCTGGTATATATGTGGTAGAGGCCGTAACAAAATTATCTTTAAACTCCACATAATCTTTCGGCTGATGTTCCAATTTAAATATCTGAAAATACATCGGTCTGTCATCACCGTCGAACATCATTGGTTCTTGTAGTGAGTCAAATTTTTGTACCAATACGTTTCTATCAAAAATATCTTTGTCTTCTGGTTGGATCAGGACAGGCTCTGCCTTAAATTCACTAATAGAGCCATTTAATCTCAAAAAGATTTTGTTATCTATTCCAATCATACCATCTATCTGAACTTCTGGTGGTGGCGGAGGATGGTCAAAAACCGCCATCATATCATTAAATGCTTCTTTTTTAAAAATTATTGGATAGTAAATAAAGGCTTCAAATCCAAGATTCAGCATAGCTTTTAAAATAATGCCAACAAATATTCTGATTTGCTCTGGATCAATATTTTGTGTTCTTTCTGGTGTCTTGAATTGCTTTTTTACCATTTCTAACAAACGATTACCGGCAATAGAATTATTTTTAGCTCTATTGCTGCCCATTTTTACAAAAAAGTTAATTTGCTGCAAGATAGCTTGACCGCTTATTGGACCCTGATAAGGCTGACTATTTGGCGGTTGTTCTCTTGTTAAAATGATGTGGGCCAGGTTTTGAAAAATAGGATCAACTGTTTGTGCTTCACGTACGATCCTAATCCACTGTTCTGCTGTTAGATTATTTAAAAGTTCGATATTTATTCTTTGACCTAGTGAAAAATTAAATGTTTTAAGAGAATAGTTGTATTTTTTTCCAAATTTAACTTGAGAATCGAACAGATTTACTTCCTGTACGTCTATTAAATTTGGCATATAAAAAGATTGTATAACAACTCCATTTTTAACAATTTTATCAAGCTGATACATAAATGCTTCTGTATAAAAAGAAGCACCAGCGACGAAATCAAGAGGATCTAAACTAACAGATTTTATAAACTGTGAAATTCTGCTAGAAAATATAGCCATTCTAATGGCACGAGAAATAGAGTTGCTTTGGTTGTTTCTGACAGCAGCTTGTACTGATGGGTTATTTTCAAAAGCGGTTGTATAGCCGGCATCTCTTTGTCTTGGAGGTCTGCTTGGCTTATCTCCAATACTCAGAATATTACTGCTAGTCAACAACAGTGTCTTGATTGTTCTGGAGAAATCTGATACTGTATTGAAAGTAACACCATTCAAAGTTTGACGTGTTATTTCTTCTGCTGTAGTTATTTGACCTTCTCTAAGAACCGTATTTTCGGATAAGATATTTAAATTTAAATTTGTAAAATTTGTTTTAGAATAATCTATCATCGATTTACAGAATATATCTATAAAACCGGTATCTTCTAAAATCGCACTGAACTCGCTGAGTTCATTTGTTCTGAATTTGATCTTGTTACCATACGGCATTAAAAATTGATTTCTATTAATATCTTCAATTCTTTTTATACATTCTTTTGTATAATAAATGCTATTCTGTAAATTAGCGATAGATTCAAATAAAGGAGTCTGTTCAGTTTCTGTTCTTAGACTCATTTGATATTCGGATGCGTAATTATCGAAATATTCATAAAAATTATTGTTCGGGCCGGCCTGAATTTCTATTGTATTATCAACCGTAATAATATTATTATAAATTGGATTATCCTTGTTCGAATCATCGCCATAGATATAAAGATTTGGCAAGCCGGATTCTAATATGCCTGCTTCTTCGTTTGTTATAGTCTCATAATAGTCTGTATAATAATTATAACCGCTATCCAGACGATAAGTCGGCAGCTGCGGGTAGCCCAATTCAGATACCGTCGATTCTTCGACCAACATATCCGATTCATATATGCGACTACCAGAAATCAAATCGGCAGTCATTAATTGAAGTATGGAAGATGTAGCGTTTGCTAGCATCTCTGCGTTTGC